GATTGCAGCGAGCGCCAATGAAATCAACCGTATACCAAGGAAACGTTAGGGTACTGCGTGCATGGGGTGCAAGGGGTCGAGTGTTCGAATCACTCCGTCCCGACCATATTTTTCAATGACTTAGCCCGATATTCACAGTATCGGGCTTTTTCATGTGCGTGACATTTGCGTGACTCGTCGATTTTTCATGCCTGCCTCCGCTTCAAAATTGTCAGCACCGGACCGCGCGAGTCGGTAGCTGAAACCATATTTGCAGCCTCAATCAACTGCCCAAGCTCAGCGCCGGAGTAATGACTGGTGATGCTGCCGTTCTTGTGGCCCAGTAGCGCCTTTCGATCCTCTTCCGTTACACCGGCTGCACGAAGGCGGCGGCCAAAGGTATGCTTGAGGTCATGGATCCTGATCGACAGATAGCCAGGGTGAGCGGGACGAAGGTTTTCCTCCTGCCAGAGTTTCGCCGCGCGTATCCTTGCTTTCTTCCAGGCCGAGTCGTTCATCCTGTGCATCGCGCTGCCGTTATAGGGAAACACCCATTCCTTGCTGATGCCGCGCTGCTTATCGATGATCGACTTGGCCACGCTATTCAGCACGACCAGGCGCTCGTCGCCGTTCTTCACGCCCGACTTTGCGTGTCTGCCTCCAAAATCGGCCGGGATCAAGAAAACACTTGCTCCCAGCTCCGGTACCGATATCTCCCAGTCCCACCTCAGTTTGCAGACCTCCTGCTCACGACAGCCAGTGTTCACTTTGAACAAGGCCATCGTCTGCAGGTGGGCGGGCAGCTCTGCGAAGAGAATTGACTGCTCCCCCCAGGACAAAGGGTAGGGCTTCCTGCTCGACTTCCTCTCTTCCAGCTTTGTCAGCATCGGCACGCCATCCAGCCACGGGCGGCGCTCGTCGTCTCGCCACTTGCGCGCGCACAGGGACAAAACCCTGACCACGCGCTCAATGGTGATATTGACCGTCCGGTTGCTGGCCCCCTTCTTCACCTTTCCGTCATCCAGCGTATGCGATTGCAAACGATGTTTAATGAAGGGCTCCAAGGCGTGGTCGTCGATGTGGTTCAGTGGCATATCGCCAATGAACGGGTCGAGCTGGGTCATGATCAGCGCCGAAAGCCTGAACGAAGGCTGATCCTTGATCTCGACCAGAAACTTCATTGCCGCATCTCGCCACGTCCTGACCTGCCTGACCCCGTACACCTTCTGCTGTCGGATCTGCTCAAGCCGGTGAATCAGGTACCGCTCTGCTTCTTGTCTGTCAGCTGTGCCAGTAGATTCGTAAAGTCTTTCGCCGTTGATTTTCTTGTCGATATGCCAGAGACCTTTCCTTTGGGAGAGGCCGGTAATCGTTTTGCGCGCCATTGTGTTTCTCCTTCTTGGCGCTCGCTGCGGGGCAATTGTTGCGCCCGCGCGCCTTTTTTATCAATTGCCTTGGCTGCGACGTAGGAGGATGCCCACTCGTCAAGCTCCTGCCGGTCGAACCCGACGCCTCGCTCACCGATGGGAAACTCATTCACGTAGGGCCGGACTATTTCGTTGAACAGTGCCAGGCACATGCTCAGGTATGCAGGCGCTTCACCGGCCCGGACGAACCTCGGGGCGAGCGGAAGCTTCCTGGCCAATGCGTTTTTGGTCATGGCGTACTGCTCCGGGCCGCGCTGGGCGGCGGAAGGGGTTATGCGGCGGGGACCTGCGTGTTGATCGTGAAGACCTCTTCGCCTTCATCGCTTTCTGAGTGCTTGGCGTGAACGTGAAAACTCAGCTCGCCCTTGCCGTCGTCGATCCAGGTGAAGAACTCGGGCAGTTTTGGGATTACGCCATCTGGGTTGAGGCCGATTTCTTTCGCTGCAGCAACGAACAGGTCGCGCGTATCAGCAGCCTGGCTGAGCAAGATGCCCAGCTCATTCATGCAGTCGCGTATCCGGTCTGACGGCAATTTCTCGAACACGTCTTTCAGCGTTGCAAGCTGATAAGTGTTTGTTTCGCTCACGATGGAATACCTCGCCCGCCGATCACCGGCAGGCTGTATATAGAAGAAGGGAAGGGTTATCGACGCTTGAATTCGGTGCAGCGGACGATGACCGTCTTCGCGTCCCGAACAATGGCCGGCATGGTGCTGAAGGGGAGGTGACTGCAGTTGCGGTGAGCGTGAGTGCAGGACATGCACATACCGCCTTTCGGTTGGTGAGTCATCGCTTCACCTTCTTGCGATCTGGGTAGGGTCGATAAATCCATCCTTTGTACGGCTCCGCATCACAAAGCGGGAGAAGACCGTCACTCGCCCACATGCGCTGGATCCACCTGAGCCAGTACCAGCGGCCGTAAATCTTGGTTGGAAGCCAGAGATAAATGTAATGCCATGACCGGGGATCCTGCTCTCCTGGCGCTGATTTACGTTCTGGGTGCTCAGCGCGCAGAGAGCAATCAGGTCGACCCTTGCAGGAATTCTTTGAGCTGGCGTCTTTGCAGCCGCACCGTTTGTATTCGCTCACAGGCAATACCTCGCCACGCCGCATTCACGGCTGACTTCAATTAATGGATTCGGCCAGAACGGCCAGGGATTACTGTTTTCGCGATGGGGTTACGGTTTCTGCGGGTCCATGTCCGGCCTCAGGTGCGACCAGTCGTTGGCCTTGGCTATCCCGGCTTCGAGTTCGGCGATTCGCTCATTGAGCTGACCGATTACGGCATTCAGCCTTGGAACTTCAAGAGCCGACGCAAGCAGCCCATCTCGCACATCATCAGCGCGCTTGCAGCGTTCGGCTTCCTTCTCTGGCGTGACCTCGTATTCATAGAGGCGGTATGCGCATTCGATGACAGATTGCGCTGAGCACCCGACGCTGAATCGTGTGCCGCCGACCTTGGCGGGCTGAGTTATCTTCGGCCATTTGCGAGCAGGCTCCCCGCCAGCCGCTGGCGTCTGCTCGACCATTGCGCGGGCATCCTCGATATGGTCGGCAGGGGCGGCCAGAATGGCGCGCAGCTCAGACGAAACGGTATCAAGAGCTTCGCTACGCATTCCTCGCGGCACGTTAATCAAGGGGAATGCATCAGCCTGTGAGGAGATATACCCTTCAACAACGGCGAGCAGTTCACGCTCAACCGGCACCATCGCGCCGGGGGTTTTGGTTTGGTCGGTCATCACCATGCACCCCCGCCAACCCGGTAGTAGCCCTTTGCGGTCAGCTTTATATACTTTTGCCGCTCACGTGCCGGACCGTCACAGTCGCCGCTCATAACATGCAGGTCGCTTGACTCCTCGAACAGAAACGCGGTTTCACCGTACAGCTCTACGGCGAGCGCGTGCGCCTTAGTCGAATCCGCCACCATCCGGTCAATCAACTGTTGCAACTTATTTTCCTTTGCCTTGCTCATGACCGCGCCCCCTGTTCGTCTGTGGTTGGCGCGGACTGGGCAAGTAGCCCAACCGCATGGGCATAGTCCAGATTGTCGGCCAGCATCCTTGCCACGCTATCGCAGTCACCGCCAAGCTGGATAATCCAGTCATAGCCAGTGCTGACAGCGTTCTTGTAGTGGACCACCATCGTTTTCAGGGAGGCTCGCAGTTCATCCCGCTCATTCGTCACATCAGCCAGTTGCTGCCGAAGCTCGGCCTCGCTCACAACACCTTTCTCCTGCTCGCGCGCCAATATGGCTGCAATCGCATCTTCATGAGTCATTTCGATTCCCTTGCATAAATGGCCTGGCGCTTCTTCGAGCAGGCGGTGTGATTGCCGACGGTGCGCAGGCGAAGACAAATGCTGCATTCGGTCTTGTGCTTGAACCATGGCGATGGGATTGGGCTGTCTGAGGTGGAGCGGCTGTGGCCGATCATGCTGCCTTCCCGGCATCGCGCACTTCGTCGATCACCGACTGCACTCCAACCACGAAGCCTGGCGGCCGGCCGGTCAATCCGCGTTCCAGGCACACGATCAGCTCCCGGTTGCCGTCACCCTTACCGACGAGTTCAGCAAGCTGGCGAATTGTCTCGACGGCCCATTCGCGGCCATCCCGTTCAAGTATTTTGCACATGGGTACTCCTTCAGCCGCAGTGGGGCCGGGGCTGGCGTGATTCAGGGAAGTGGGGATTTAGAATTCAGCGAAGACCGGCACACCCTTGCTACGACAGAGGTCGGCCAGTGCATCCCAAGGGTCGGTATAGCCAAGCTGCTTCACTCGCTCATCGATGCTGTCCCACCCACCGGCTTTCGACTCCATAGCCTTGACCGTTCGCCGCGCTTCGATGCGGGCAAGAATCTTCCGACACCGCTTGCAGGTGACCAGATCTACGTACGCGGTTAGATGCTCAGGCCAGAACTCACCCTCGGTTCCGCAGAAGACGCTATCCGACTCATCTGCATCTAGGTCGTAGTGGACAGCGCGGTGCCTGCTCATGCATCCACCTCATCGCCATCACACGCGCTCGGATAGCCGGCCTTTGCCAGTGCGATTACCTTTTCCGCCTGCTCGATCAGCTCGGGATACTGATCATTCCAGTTCTGCTTGTAGGCCTTGCCAAGCATGTCTTCGAGGCACTTGAGCATCTGGGGCGCAGTCCGCATGAGATAAGCGTTGGCCCAGCTTTCTTCGCCGATGAAGTGCTTTATGCCGTTGTGATCCATGGCTGCGATGGTGGCAATCTCTAACGGTTCGCCGTCTCGCTCGACGCAGATGCAGTAGTCCTGGCGATCAATGAGCCATTCTTCTTTCGTGTGCATGGGAAAGCTCCGAACAAGCGCAGCCCTCCCGATACCGGATGAGGTGGCGCAGATGAGTTAAGTGGGGTATTACGGGTGACCGGCATGGAGCCGGATCAAAGGAGGCGTTACGCAGCTGGCCTTTCGATCTCGTCACTGTCGTCCCGGTCGGGATTCTTCAGGATGCTCTGCAATCCCTTATCGTAGATTTCACGCGCCACGAACGGGCTTACCGTGATTGTGTGGCGCGGATATTTCAGGAATTCTGAAAGCTCGTCATCGGTCATCAAGTCCATCTTCATGATGGCGATCTGAAGGAGCTCACTGGTCTCAATCTTTCCGGCGCGCTCCTTGATCCGTTGGATTTTCTCCTCGATCCCAGGGCGAACCCGGTGGCGCAATTCCTTCTCGGCGAACTTGGCCCGCTTGGCGGCGAGCTTTTCGTTCCGCTCTTCGGGTGTCAGTGCCATGTCACACCATCCATCACAAACTCAGTCCCGAACCCAATATCCAGCAGGTCGCAGACTCGATTGATGATCTTCAACGCCGCGTCGAATACCTTGGCGTCGTCCGGTTCCCGGCTCAGTCGCTTCATGTTCGGCTGATGTTCCAGGCAGACTTCATCAACCAGTCGCCGCGCCAGTGAGCGAAGCGCGTCAGCACTGCCGTGTATCCGCAGGCTCAGCGCAAACGCCAGGGCGACATCCTCAGGATGGTACTGTCCGCCGCTCCGTGTGTTGTAGAGCTTCCTGACCGAAGTCATCCAGCTTGGCAGGGTCACTACTCCGGATACTGTCTTGTGCATGGTCGATCTCCTGCAAGCCACTTGGGGGAAGGTGCAATTGTTCGGGCCGCCTGTTGCGGCGGACCTTTGCTTGAAGGCGTTTCATTTCTTGCGGATTCGCTGAAGCGGGAAGTCGATGGTGTAATCGTCGATCAGGCGATGCATAAGCGTGTTGCTCATGGACAGGAAGTCCCGTGCCTGTTTTCGGCAAAGACCCAGATTGCGAGCATTGATGATCCGCTGCACGTTTTCCGCATCGTTCGAGCGATCCAGCGTGTTCGGCTTGAGCGATGGCGTCGGGTCGAACTGCTGATACTCAAAGCCCGCATCAGTTGCCAGCTTCCTCAGCATGTAGCCGCTTATCCCGGTTTCGCGCGACACCTCGGCCATAGTCATGGTTTCGGCCAGGCCCCGAACTATCTCGGTTGCTTCATGCTTGGCCTGGGCTTTTGCTGCGAGCGCCGCTGCACGCTTGGTGCGCATCGGCGGGGGCGTTGCGGGCTTGGCCGATACGGTGCGCCCATATGGCCTTGCCTCCATCGGCGTTCGCGGTATGAATCCGACACCGGGCAAGGTGCAGATCAGGCCGCCACGGCTTTCAAACTCGGCCATGGCTGCTGCGAGACGGGCCGATTCGGCGCGATTGCGCTCGACCATGCTTATTTCGAGACTGATCATGCTGAAATTACCTCGGCAGAGTTTCGTAAGTTGCGGCGACAAGCTCGAGGAACTGAATTCGGCGCTCCTCAAGCCGCTTCAACTCTTCCTTAAAGTCATCCCGGTCTTGCCGATAGACGATCAACTGACCGGATTCAGGGAAGTCCGAGCAGTAGCTCGCGAAGTCCACCCAATCACGACCAGTGCAATCAAGGTGCCCTACGAGCTGCCAGCGATATGAAGGGTCGAATGAGCCCCTGCGCAGCGTGTCGTAATGAACTGCAGCAATGACCGACTTGATCTCAAGCACGCCATCCAGGCCGACGAGGCCGTCTGGAGAGTCACCATACTCGCCAAGGTCAAAGAATCCGCCGTTGGTGACATCGGCGAATCGCTCCTCCTCGTAGAGCATCCGGGCAACCGGCTCCTGCTCATGACCGCGCTCCATTTCCGCATTCTTGAACCCATATTCAGCCTTGCGGCCGGTTATCCGTTCAAGAGCGATCTGGAGTGCGTAGCGCTTTGCCGGATCGCCGAAAGCCTTGCCGTCGTTCGCCATGAAGCAGGAGAAGTTAGACGCCGTGGCCTTGCCGGTGCGCAGCGCTGTCCATGCATCAGTGTTCTGCGGCACGTCATGCCAGATGCGAGTCGGCTCAGGCGCAGGAGCCTTGCCGACCACCTTAAGAAGCGGCGCGTTCATTGGCACACTCCTCAATCAGTAACCGTTGGTGCTCGTCAGAGATAGACGCCCGGGCCAGAACGGCATCAAGGTTGCCGTCACGCAGATAGGCGGCCTTGGCATTGCCCCAGCCTTTTTCCTTGTCCGGCGTGATCCATGCAACAAGCGGCGCTTTCGGGCTGATTCGCAAGCCTTCAAGAGTTTCCTTGCCGAACTTGACGTTGGTATCGACGTAAATCGTAACCTTGATTTGCTGCCAGTCGTCGATGTACGGAGAGCCCGCCAGAGTACGTAGCGTCTTGCTGTTGGTGGCATTGAGGATCATCGGCTTCAGCTTCTCGCCCGGGCGGAGTTCGCGCTCAACGAAATACGCAGTGTTGAACTGATCTTTCGTTTTCTTCGTCTTGTCCGGATCAAGCGATACCCGGGCAACAGTCAGAACTGTCGGCTCGACGATATCGGCACTGCTCAGGTAAGGGGAGTCGAACGCTTTGCGGAAGTGGGTTTTCGATTCGTTGCTCATTTCACACCTCTCGCCCTAGCGATAGCAGCGCGGGCCATCAGGATTGCAGGCTCAAAGTTAGGAGAGTCATCCTCTCCACGGTCCAGCAGGGCTTCAGCTCGTGTCAGCCATTCTTCCGCAAAAACCAGCGCATCGAGAAGTTCAGGTGCTGCTGCGATCAGGCGTGCGTTAGCTTCCCGCTGCCCCTCGGCCTCGGTCGGCCCGCAGGCTGCTACCTCCTGCAGCGTTGACCCGCGCAGGCGCGCCTCGATGTAAATGGTCCCGTGCGGCTGCGATGTAAACCATGGTCCGGGCGTATGCATTTGTTCAGACATAACGATCTCTCCACGCCACCGGAGAGGGGCGCTGTGATATGTGAAATTAGATGTGCAGGGGAATCGCCGGGGCGCCTTGTGCTGCGGGGCTGGTGTGGCGATTTGAATGCGAAGGGTTACTGCCGGGTAGCCGATTTCTTTGCAGCCATGACGACGATCCGGACTGGCTCGCCAGCGATGTCGCTCACGACCGCGCCCATGGTTTTCAGCGCCTCGTTCACCTCGCCGGCGTTCGGGCTGCTTGTCCGGCAAAGCACCGAAACAGCCTCAAGCAGCTTGCGCCGGTTGACGACGGGGCTCATAACCGCACCTGATAGGTCAGTGTGCACATGTCGCACAGGATTGCCCGCTTGCTCCAAGCCAATGCGTTCTCGATCCCTGCGATGCGCGCCTGGTGCTGGGCGTCTTCTGTCGTCAGCCCCTTGAACACCATCAGCGCGCGGTCATCCGGCAGGGCCATATGAGCGGGCAGTTCGGCTATCTGGTCGTCGATCAGTGATCCGTATAAAGGGGTTGTCATCGCGTCACCTGTTTGCGGTAGCCTGCTTCCCATAGATGACCGCATATCTCCCTGACTGTATCGAGCCCCCATATGGAGGTGTCCAGCCCGAACACATCGATCATTTCGAGAATCTGCGCTTTTCGCTCATCTGCCGCGATCTGCTCGGCGGTGCGGATAGGGCGCATCCGCCTTCCTTCAACCGTATACATGGCAATTTTGTTGCCAAACTGAACCACGCAGAATTCTTCGCGCCCCTCTGGATCCTCGCCAGACGCAACGCAAACACCCTTATGCCAATCCGAAAACTCTTCGCATGCAAAGCCCGCTTCAAGCTTGGTTCCGACTGGCGGAAGACCTTTGCCGTTCCAGGTAGCAGGCTCTGGCTTGCGGTGTACAGTGAAGAACTGACCTTCGCGGGATGCGCGCCATTGACCGCCATCTGCCCCCTCGAACACCAATCCTGCGTCGCGATACCAGCCGCTGTGCTTGCGGTGTTCATCATTTGTGCCTTCAAGCCACAGCGGAAAACGTTCCGGCGCCTTACTCCAATCGATATTGCTCATGCCGCAATTCCTCTCAATTGTTCAACCCTGGCTGCGTGCTTGCGCTCAACTTCATCCCGATAGCGATCCGCTGCGGGCTTGTCGAACAGGTGCACGAACTGGGCGATTTCGATCATGCCCATGACAAAGCTCATGTCTGGGGCGGGGGAGGAAGACCGCGCAAGCTTGGCGATCTCCATTTCGATAAAGGCTACTGCTGGATCGAAGGTCACAGGCGGTCATCCTCAGCCTTGGCCAGCAGCGCGTCATCGGCATAGGGCTCAAGTAGGGCCTCGGCGATTTCACGCAGAGCCTGCTCAGGGTCTGGCGCATTCAGAACATCATCTGCCGCACTGCGCGCATCGGCAGGCGATCCGAACTTGGCGCTCAAGATCAGATACCCGAGCGCTGCGGGGTTGGCACCTGATGCGCCGAGCTGCTGCATGGCGTATTCATCCACGGCCAGCGCGAACCGGTCGAACGTCACGCCGCGCGGTGGGCCAAAGCGAGGCTTGAACATCACGTCGGAGTGAAAGCGAATCAACTGCTCGGCCGATTCAGCCAGCCAGCCATTCACCGCTTCTTCACGACCGTCATCTTCTTCGGGCAGCATGTCGTCCCAGCGTTGTTGAAGTTGGCGTAGTGCGTTCATGGCTGCCTCCAGAGGCTGGGTTATGCGGTAGGTGGTTGTGGAAGTGGCTGCCAGTGGCTTACGTCCTCTGCCGCAAAATGCTCGTCGACGTCAAAGCCGTATCCATCAGGCGTCCACCGCCCACCATCCCAATACATGTTGCATGGGACGGCCGGCCGAATATCGCAGCGGTAGACGATGCAGGACTGGTTACGCAGGGGCATCTGATCCGCACACTTGATCCATTCGCTCATCACTCAATCCTCATCGTTCAAATGCAATCGGCTGGAAACATCACTCGGCTGTATTCCGCAAAGGAGCCGGCTGTTTCCATGCGATTAAATTCGGGGCAATAAAAACCCGGCGTTAACCGGGTGTGGGTGTGTCTGAGGCAGTGCCGAGTTTGTTCGCCCCGGCGCGCTGTTCGTTTACATGGTCGTATCTCCTGTCGCTCGCTCACTGGGCAGGCAGTGGCCACCTATGGAATGGGTGCCGGTCTTTCCCGGCTGTCATTGGCCCGCATGCTTCTGCCGTATTGCATCCCAAGAGTTCGAGGCGTACTCGCCAAGCTTGAGAAGTACCCGTATTCCACGGCCACCGGTTCATGTGGCGCGCCAAGCGCTCACGTCAATTCTGGAAATAGGTGCCGTCTATTCCGGCTGTCACGGCGCTTGTGCCAGATCAAGGTAGCTCGCCAATACCAGGTTGGCGCTGACTCTGCGCAATGCGAGTTGAGCTATTCGCCGGGTGATGCAGGTGGGCGGTTATAGGCCGCGATTTCGTCCGCATCGGTCCTGCAATCTCAGAGGGCGAACCCTCAGCCCGCCGTATTGGCTGCCCCGTGACAGGCTGGCGGGTAACCGGTATTCACGTTCCGGCGAGATTGCAGGCCGATGTCTCCTCTTGCGAAGAGATCGGTACTCTTGCCCATAGGGCGGTTATGCGGTGGCTTTGCCAATCTCGGCGGCTGCTCGGACGATGGCGCGGCGGAGTGCTGCTCTCTTTCCTCCAGCTTCGGCCACGCTCTGCATAATCGAATTGCATGAGTCGGCGCCGGTCGGGTACGTGGCATAAGCACATGGGCCAAAGAACCTGTCGTCGTATCCGGTGCTCAGCGAAAGACCGTGGCGCAATCGCTTCGCGTCAGAAAGGTCAGTAAGTGGCTCCCATTGCGAGTAGTTAAAACCACCGTCCATGCTGATCGAGCAGGTAAATGGGTCGTATGAACCGCCAATTGCCTTGGCGGCCAATCGCAGCAGCTCACGATCCTCTTCACTCATCGTCTTGCTCCTTATGGGGAGTCCCGGCAACATCAGACAAAGCTTGCGCAGCCTCAACTATCAGCTCTTTGAAAGATTCAGACATCGGGTCTACGTGGTGCGGGTTGTCCACATATTCACGAAGGCGCTGCGCAATTGTCCTCAGATCATTTGGCTCTGTAGCTCTTTTCAAGTCAGCCTTGGCGTAGGCGTAACGCATCTGATCTTCGGTTGCCTTGCACACTGAAACCCATTTTCCCGCTCCGTTACGCCTGAACATCCACCCGAAATGTGAATTTCTAGGATCAACCATGACCGCGTACAAGCCGTCGTCGCCCTCTATCAATCCCGTGATCTGCCCGCTCATTGTCTTGCTCCGTTGCGTTGATGGGGTGGGTTAGGCGTCTTCTGGAGCGTCTGGCAACTCCATCCAGTGGGTTGCCTGCCCTTGAGCCTCATAGAAATAACTTGGATTTCCGAATGAGCGGCCAGGAAACGAAACCATCCCGCACCATCCGGCATCGTGCCCCATGCAATCCGGGCCATCTTCTGAGGCGGGAATGAGACAGGCGACTTCAATACCTTCGGAATTACTGATCAGGACATGAACATTTTCATCCGGCAGCCTGTCGCTGCATTTAATCCACTTGCCCATCTTCTATCTCCCATCCCAGTCATTTACCTCAGAGCCCGGTATAGGGGTGAGGGGGTGTGGTGAACTCAATCAATGTGCGACAGGAACTCGTGAATCTTGTCGAGGCCAATCGCTTCGAGGATGTCGTCGTGGTTGTCGCTGAGCAGCAGCCATGCGCGAACCGTGTCAACGTCGAGGCCGTGAAGGCGGTCAGCGTCCGATAGTTGCTCAGCGAGTACCGCTACATCAGCAACCACTGTCACGTCGAGCACATTTCTGCCGCCCGGCTCTACAGACGCATGCGTTGCACTGAATGTAATTTCCATCTCACTTCCTCCACTTGAATTCAACAAAGCGTCCGATGCGGGCGCTTGGGTAAATCTGTGGTTGTCGCTGGCACCGCATATCGGGTCATTCACTCGGTTCGGGCGTTTCGCCCTGGTCAGCCGTCGAGGTGGTCCTCGCGTTGGTAGCCTTTCGGGACTATCTGATCTCCGGTCGCCGTAGAGGCAGTGCCGTCGTTATTCGTATCGCGCAGATTGTTAAAGAGTGGCAGGACCTACTCAGCCCCTGTCGCGGCTCCGTGTGTCGCTGCGATGGGTGAACATTACCAATGGCATTAGTCGTCGTCAATACCAATGGCAATATTATTTTCGATAGGGATCAAAAAACCGCCAGCGGTGGGCGGTCCTTAGGTGGGACTGATCAGTCTTCTTTTGGGGGTGGTGTGTCAGGCTTCCATTGAGAGATGAGAACGCCTACCGCCTCACGGATGAAAAGGGAGTTTTCCTCGATGATGACTAGATGCTCTGTGATCTTTGCCGAGGTGTGGGTCGATCCGCGCTGGTCAATCCATTCGCCAATCTCTTCTACGGCCGAGCCGAGCGCGAGAATATTCTGGTTGAGTCGGTAGACCAGGGCGGGGATCGGGTCGTCTGCCATAGATTTTCCTCCAGTTAGAGGCATCCTAGCAGGCCAGACTTATTTAGGAAGTGGGCGCCGATAGAGGGCGCCCGGCAGGGAGGAGTTAAAGCTTTGTGGCGTTCCAGGCCAGCAGAACGCGGGCGTGAATGTCGACTTCGCTTATTTTGACGATCCGGTCTTTGTGCTTCGGATTGTCGGAGATCATATCGAACGTCTCCCACGACTCCTTCTGAAGTCGCTTTATGTAAAGCATGCTGTCCCACGTAAAAACGTAGATCCCATCTCCTGTGAACTCTAAAACCCCTCGATCAACAATGATCGGATCACCATCGTTGAAGGTTCCTTCCATGCTTTGACCGAATCCGGTGATTACAGCCAGATTTGAAGCTTGCGTGTAGGAGACGCCATGGGATCGTAAGTACGACTCATGAAGGACGATGTGCCTAATCGTTTCGAAATATTCGGCAGGGACTTGGCCGGGCCCCATAGATCCGCTCACGTCGTATTGAGGAATTTCTATCTCGCCCTCTCGGGCTCTTCCCCTTGAGAAATCTGCTGCAATCACATTGCTTTCCTTTGCAGTAATCGGCCCTACAGCATCCGCGATTTTCGCCATCTCCTGCGCGAGACGGTCACTAAATGCTGAAACATCAACCTTGAGGATTCGTGCGAACGACGCAGCTACTGTCGGATTCAGAGGATTCACCCCATTCAAGTAGTGGCTAACCGAGCTTTGATTCATCTCCAACGCATGCGCGAGTTTTTCCTGAGTCAGACCGAGCTCGGACTTCTTTGAATTGAAGATCGCCTTCAGCCGAAGGCATTCGTCTTTTTTATCTGCTGGGAGTGGCTTTTTGCTCATGGGCGAATCCTATTCCCAAAGGTAATATCGTCACAAATGCCATTGGCATTTACTTTTAAAAATGCCAAAGGTAATATCGCCTCTATGAAAACCCGGAGAGCCCTCCTATGAAGCGTCAACACATCACTGAATTTGCCAAAACCATGGGCCAGTGCGAGGCAGCTCGCCTGCTGTTCATGACCCAGGGCGGGCTGAGCAAGGCGATCCGGACAGGGCGTGACATCTATGTCACCGAAAACCCTGACGGCAGCTACTCAGCCGAAGAGGTTCGCCCGTTCCCATCTCAAAACCTTTCTCGAAAGTCTGCCGCTTAAAACCCAACTCATCAGCCGCAAGGAGCAACACATGTATTTCGACTCCCAGCACAAACGAAGCGAGGTCTGCAAGCTTCGGTACAAACCCGAAGAGATGCGCCAGTTCCGCATGGACGCACGCTTAGCAGGCAAGCAACTGGCCACCTATATGCGCGAGCTGACTCTTCTTGCTCGACGCCTTGGAGCGGCCGACCTGATCCGTCGAATGGAAGAAATGGATGCGCAGGATAAAACGGCCTAGAGGCCAACAGGAGTCCCTATGCCTGAAATCGTCTTCGACGACTTGGATGAAGGGGCCCAAATAGAAATTCGGCAGTTATCAGTCGACTTCAAATGGTCCCTCGAATACGCGGTACGTCGCTATATCGAAGCGGGCGAGTCCCTGGCGATTCAACGTCAGCTTGAGCTGATGCGAAGACCGCCAGCAAGACTTGCCTTGGTAGATCACAAAAAGGCCCTCGATCGGGACTAATTGTGGAAACAGGAGGGGCAGTAGCTTTCTCCAGACGAAAAAAAGCCGGGGTAGTGACCCGGCTCTCTCATGCGTCTCTCAAGGAACATATTTATGTCCTACGACAAACAGAAGCATAGCACCATCATTGAGCTATTTAAACAGGGTAATTCCCCTGCAGAGATAGCTAGAGCCTACGGCGTTTCACGCCAGAGAATTACTCAGATACTCAAGGTTCGAGGCGTCCCAAGCTCAGAAGGTGGCCGGGCGATCAAGTCAGCCTGCAATCGTGCGGCGCGCGCCGCTAAGCGCGCCGCCGATCACCTACAAAAGTTTGGATGCACTGCCGAGGAACTCAAGACAACTCTTCGCCATTCCGGCACCCAATCACCATACCGGTGCTATCGGCAGCAATTGGGCCACGCCCAAAGAAGAGGCGTGGCCTTCAAGCTTACCTTTTGGGCGTGGTGGGGTATTTGGTCCGATTCCGGAAAGTGGGAAGACAGGGGTCGCGGCGACTCTAACTTTTGTATGTGCCGTATTGGCGATCAAGGGGCCTATGAGGCAGGCAACGTATATATCGCCAGCGTAATTCACAACTCCACTCTCGGAAGAACTCTTGCCCATGAGCAGGCAAAGCCACGCACGAATATCTACCAGATCATCAAAGCTGCGGGCGGTAGAAAATTGGTCGCTGAGAAGCTTGGACTCCCGCCTCGTTATATTTCTCAACTCGCCAACGGGGGCTACCTGCCCGCTTCCTGGGTAGCCAACGGAAGGGCCAAAGTACTTTCCGAAATGACAGTCGGGGCTTATTCCGTTGATGAAGTTGAATCGCATACCAGCGTAGAGCACCTCAAGCCATTGAAGGCCGCCCCTATAGATAACGAGGAGGCCGCCTAATGGCCAGAGCACGAAACATCAAACCAGCACTGTTCAAAAACGAGATCCTTGGCGTTGCCGATCCGATGGCTACTCTACTTTTTGAGGGCCTTTGGCTGCTCGCCGACAAGTCGGGGCGACTAGAAGATCGACCGCTTCGCATAAAGGGTGAGCTCTTCCCCTACCGCGACGGTGTAGATATTGAGGGCCTTTTGCAGTTTTTGACCGCCGAAGGATTCATCACTCGCTACACGGTCGAGGTAAAGCGCTACATCCAGGTTGAGAATTTCGACAAACATCAGAACCCGCATCGCAATGAACCGGAGTCAGTAATCCCTTCTGCATCAGAGGGTTGCATCACTACCGATTTTGGCGGAACTACTTCGGCCATTCTCGGAGGCGCTCGGGCTGATTCTCTGATTCCTGATTCCCTTAACCTGATTCCTGATTCCCTCATCACGTCGACGCCTCCGGCATCTCCGTCGGCGGACCTGTTCGCAAAGTTCTGGAAGCTCTACCCAAACAAGAAGGGCAAGGCGGCCGCAGAGAAGGCGTGGGCGAAACTCAAGATCACTGACGCCATGTACGCCCTGATCACCAGCGCTCTCGCCAAGCATGTCGTTTGCCCGGAGTGGACCAAGGACAACGGTCAGTTCATCCCGCACCCATCAACCTGGCTCAACGGCAAGCGCTGGGAGGACGAGGTCAAGTCGTCCAGCAACGTGCACCAGTTCCCGCAATCGCGTCACACCGGTTTCGACCAGCGTGATTACAAGGCCGGGCTGACTGCTCGCGGGGACGGCACCTATGACTTCTAGCCCGAAGAAGATCGACCTTGCTATCCACGATCTGGAACGTCGTTTCGGCGTGATCGGCAAGCAGCCGGCTGAATGCCCAACGCACGGCAAATACGTTGCAGTGATCCGCAAGGCCAGCGACATCGCATCAGGATGCCCGGATTGCGCCTCAGAAGCTCAAGCGCTACGCGATCAGGCAGAACGTGAGCAAGGATGGGCCAAGGCAGCCGAACAGCGCTTAGAGCGCAAGCTGGGGGCTTCCCTGATTCCGAAGCGTTTCATGGGCAAGAACTTTGCTGGCTTCGTTGCGGAGACTCCGGCGCAGAAGGCCAATCTCGCGAAATGCGTCGAGTACGCCGATCAGTTCCCGCAGCACCTGGAAGACGGTCGCTGCATCGTGATGACCGGCACTCCGGGTACGGGCAAGACGCATCTGGCCGCCGCCATCGCTGGTCACGTCATCGTCAACCACAACGCCACGGCCGTGTACCGCACCGTCGGCGGGCTGCTCCAGTTCATCAAGGGCAGCTACGGCGACCGGGCCGAATACACCGAGGCCGAGGCATTCGCCAGTCTGGTCGAGCCGTCGCTGCTGATCATCGACGAAGTGGGGGCAACCAAGCCGACCGAGTTCGAGCTGGCCACCTTGTTCGCCGTGATCAACGGGCGCTACGAGGCTCAGCTGCCAACCATAGTGATTTCCAACATCGACGCCAAAGAGTTGGGCGCGGTGCTGGGTGATCGATCGGTTGACCGGCTGCGTGAGGGGCGAGGCATTGGGCTGGTGTTCGAAGGCGCGTCTGAGCGCAGCAAGCGGAGGGCTTCGTGATGAGTGAATTTGTGGAAATCAAAACGACAGAGCTGACCGGCGCGGCGCTGGATTGGGCTGTTGGCTGTGCGGTGCGCAAGCCCTATGAAGGATTTGGCGTATGGGCCTATAGCAGAGATGCGTGGCTTATTGACTGGTCGCGCCAGGCTTGGGCTTGCTATTGCCCATCCACCGACTGGAGCCAAGGCGGGCCGCTGATCCTCAACTACGGCGTTTCGCTCCGCTGCATTGCGCCTGTGAACGCTTGGGAGGCTGACCGCTGGGATGACTCGGTGATCCCGAGCCGTCTCGTTGAGATCGAGGCAGAGACACCCCTCATAGCCGCCTGCCGCGCCATCGTCGCCTCTGTACTCGGCGAGACAGTGAGCGTGCCTAAGGAGCTTGTATGACCGAGATCGTAATGCGCAGCCGCGACGACACCAGCGCCTTGAAGGGTCTGCTGCTCGCAACGGACTTCACCAAGCCAAAGAAAATCATCATCAAGGATCTCGACCGCAGCGGGGAGCAGAACAAGAAACTTCACGCCTCGCTGACCGACATCGCCAATCAGGTTGAGCACGCCGGGCGCAAGTGGGACGCACTGATCTGGAAGCGCCTTCTGACTGCCGCATGGCTGCGTGAGGCCGGTGATCAGCCGCAGATGATTCCCGCAGTCGACGGCCACGGCTTCGACGTGATCTACGAGCGGACCTCAAAGCTGACCGTGAAGCAGTGCGCGAGTTTGCTGGAATGGATCGCGGCTTTTGGGGCGGAACACCAGGTCCGGTGGACGCAGAAGGATTTGTGGGAGGGCAGATATTGAACGCTTTCACGCAGGCCCTCATTCGGACCGCAACCCGCATCACCACCCTCATGGCAAAAGCCTATGAGCGTCCAGAGCTGTGCATTGAGTTTCAGGGAGGAAGGGTATGAGCATTTTGAATTTGCGTTTCACGAAGGGCGCACCGGCCAAGTTGCTGCCGGGCATGGTCATCCGCTGCCGTGGCGAAATGATCCTGATCGGCACCCACACGCCGCCATCCATTGAGCGCGTCGTAATGGCCGAAGCCGTGGAATGGGCTCAGGCAGTGGAGGTTTACACCCTCGACTGGCTCAACAACATGGGCGTTCCTGCCAAGGCGGTTGTATGAACGTTCAGTATTTCGTGAACAGTAAAACCCGCATGTGCCGAATCCTCTCAGGCCGAGGCGAGGACCATCAGAAGAACGTAGATGCGGCGCTGAAAGATGGCTTCTCGGAATGCTCCGTAGATGAGATGGATATGTTTCGGGCGGAAACACAGAAAGCGCGAGACGCAGGATGGAACCCGTCTGGCCGCACCGGCTACGCGAAGTTCATGGCGAAGGTGGTCGCATGAAACTCAATCACCCGAACTCACTCCCGCCAGTGGCCTGCCCGCTGGTGATCAAGGTCAAGGGCAAGTTGATCCGCGCCGAGCGTACTGCGCACATCGAGGAGAAGAGCCGCGACATGGTTTACCGGACCGCCGACGGCGATATCACTGGCCGCTTCGAGTGGACATACCCATGAACGACTACGTCATCAAGCTCGTCACGGGCACGGCCAATTCCCTGCACGTCTACCGCCCAGGTGAGAGCGCTCCGGCGTTCATGGTTTCGTCCGAAGCCGAAGCCAATCGACTAATCAAGGTAGATCGTGCCCAGCCAGAGCCACTGAACCGCTGTGTGGGATGCGTAGAGGGGGAATGCCCATGCTTGCCAGTGTGAAGGAGAAGAAAGCCCGCAAGTGCGCTCACTGCTCGGCTGAGTTCAGGCCGACGTTCAACACCACGCAGAGGGTTTGCAGCCCGGCCTGCGCCCTTGCAATGGCTCCAGTGCATCAGGTCAAGGCTCGCAAGGCTCTGGCGGACATCGAGCGCCGCGAGATCAAGGTTCGCAAGGAGAAGCTGAAGTCACGTAGCGACCACATGAAGGACGCCCAGCAGGCTTTCAACGAGTTCATCCGGTGGCGCGACCAAGTGGCGGGGCATGCGTGCATCTCCAGCGGCCGGCCGTTGGATTGGAGCGGAAACCAGACAGATGCTGGCCACTATCGCAGCGTAGGTTCCGCACCGCATCTCAGGTTCGATGAGCGCAATTGCCATGCCCAGTCGAAGCAGGACAACCGGTTCCTGTCTGGCAATGCCGTGGATTACCGGATTGGACTGATCGCCAGAATCGGGCTGGAGGCCGTTGAAGCGCTGGAGGCCGACCAATCGGTGAAGAAATACACCATCGAAGACTTGAAGGCGCTGACGGCCAAGTACCGGGCGCTTACCAGAGAACTGAAGAAAGGAGAGGCGGCATGACTTATCTGAGCGTTTTATCGGCCGTAGTCCGTGCATTGGCTGCCGAAACAATGAGCGGTGTAGGCGGAAGCGATTTCGAGCCAAAAATACGTGTAGCCAAACAGAAAGGCGAAATAATTGGCCGAGAGGCCGCCTTTCTTGTGGATTGCATGGTTTACAGCAGGCTAAGGAAGGGGCTTTCTCCTGATCAGTGGAGGGCCCTGGTATCTAAATACTCGACTCACACCGAAAAGAAGCACGCCGCCATAGTTGAGCTCAGTAAGCGCGTTAGCTCCCCAGCTCCGGAGCGATTCCGGCATGCGGCGGTTGTTACATGGGCCATACCCAAGCTTCCCGGGGTTTCGGGAAAGCGTTCGACAAGCGTACTGCCCGAGGCCTGGTACGAAATGTCCAACTGGAATGACGATGGAAGGCCTGAATCAACACTCAGGCGCTGGAGAAATGCAATTCGAAAATCGCTTGATACTCAGGTCAACGAGGCCTTGGTTGTTGCACAGGAAATTCTTGATAGCGAGGGGTTAATTATTTCAAGGGCGGCGTAAAGCTGCGATACAATGTTGGCGCATGGCTAGGCTTAGCGGCTGAAAAGGGGTTGTCTCACTCCCTGCCATGCACCACATGAGACCATCGAATTGGAGACGTTCGATATGCTTACTCAAGCCAGACTCAAAGAGCTATTTGCGTACGACCCGCTCATCGGCAAGTTTGTCAGAAGAGAGAGAAGGGGGTCTGCGCGGGCCGGCGAAATAGCAGGCACCGACAATGGTTGCGGATACCTACAGATTGCAGTTGATCGGCGCGTTTACGTCGCTCACAGGATGGCGTGGCTGTATGTCAACGGAACCTGGCCTGCTAACCAAATAGACCACGTAAACGGCAAGCGCGCAGACAATCGAATCTCAAACCTTCGTCTGGCCACGAGTTCGGAGAACCAATGCAATACACCTAGATACAAAAACACATCAACTGGTGTTAAGGGTGTTTGCTATCACAAGCGCTGGAAAAAGTTTCAGGCGCACATCCAGATTAACAAGAAGAAGGCCTTTCTTGGCTACTTCCATGACCTCGCCTCAGCTGCTGCCGCCTACGCAGACGCGGCTGCAAAACTTCATGGTGATTTCGCAAACTGCGGATCCGTGAAGAATCAATATTAAAACAGTTGCAAATTAGTGATCAACTGATCAGTATAGAACCCATCTTGTCCTTCCTGCGCACATGCAAGGACTGACACCAAATAACCCTGCTTTCGAGCGGGGTTTTTTGTGTCAAAGTTTCCCAAATCCCTCGGAACCTCTGCCTGCAAGTTCAACGAGGGCCTCATTCGTACCTGATTCCCCTTGGCCGACAGCATTCGGCCTTTTTTATTGACGGAGAAACGATGACTCGTTCCATTTGATGGGGCTTGAGTCTGTATCTCCAGTTCGGCTTCGCCATGTGTGCCTGGGTATAGGCTTGAATGGAGCCGCCCCTCCTCATGGTAGAGAGCAGATGAGATCAAGCCGAACGAGGTTCCTATGGCCGCAGAGAGTGTAGTTGGCAGCGCTGTAGCGACCGTTGCAGCAAACGGTACCGGCGTTGCAGTGGCCGGCCTACTGCTTACGTACGATCAAAGCCTGGCGATGGGTGCCATTGGCGGGTGCTGCATGTTCCTTGCAGCCTCGGCATCGCTCCCGTGGAGTTCGCGCTTCTTCTACTCACTGGGCTCGTTCATCGTCGGGTATTTGTTCGGGATATTTATTTTCGGGGTTTGGTCAAACATTGGACTAGCGGCGCTACTGGCCTGCCTTGTATCGGCGCTGGCATCGTGGCTTGTCGGATCGCTGAAACGGTGGTCAGACGGCGGGCCTAAACCAGAATGGTTAGAGTGGGCTTCGGGTATTGCCGGCATGTTCCTGCCTGCATTCGTGAAGCGAGGCAAACCTGATGAATGAATTCATGCAGCGGCCGTCGATTGAAACATTCCTGAGTGCCATCGGCCTTTACATTTACCAAGCTCTGGTGTGGGTCGCAGACGTCATGCCCGAGGTTCTACTGGGCACTCGCGGCGTCTGTCACCTTCTGATAGTCCTGCTGGTGGTGGGCTACAAGGCCCCAACGAGCAATCACCGCAGAACAATCGGCACGGTTGCCGGGATCTTCGCCGGAGCCAATGCAGCCGAGGCCTACCGAATCGCCTACAACTTCGCCTCGTTCTCTTCAATCGTTCAGCCGCCGCTCACCCTGGTGATGCTGTGTGTCCTGTTCTTCGTGGGATACGCCAGAGGCAATGTCGCGACCATGCTGCCAAGGCACCTGGTGCGCTACATCAAATAATCCGCGCCACGATTTCAGATGCGCCGTTTCGTGGCGCGAGGTGACACATGCCAAAGAAGAATTGGTACGTCACCACGCCCGGATACAAGCCATTCCCGATGATCCTGATGGATGAAGCGCTTGATCATGCCGGGGCGTTGGCGTTTGCCCGGTCGATCTGGCCGAAATGCACTGTGGAGTAAACCCATGGATAGGCCGATGCCGCCAGTATCGCTGCTGGAGCTCTCCGACCTATCCGACTTCGGTATCCGCCTGACTCCTGCGCCTGAGGTGTGGGAGTGGATACAGGCTGAAGTGCTTGCCGATACCGGGCGCATCCACAATCCAGATCACGCACATCTGATCGACGCTGACATCCGCGTGATGTGGGCATCGTCAAGCTTCCACAAGCAGGGCCGCACTGTATTGGGCCAAGCTGAGCAAGTCGCCTTCCGAGCAGGAGGATGGCAGAAGGCCCGGATGGAACAGCAGATGTTCGACTGGTTCGGATGCGTGCCCACTTACATCATCACCTTGGCAGCCGACTACTGCGCTCAGTGCCCCGATATCGACTTCTGCGCTCTGGTTGAGCATGAGCTGTACCACATTGCCCAGGCAAAGGATGGATATGGCGCTCCCAAGTTCACGCAGGAAGGTCTGCCCAAGCTTGAGATGCGCGGCCATGACGTCGAAGAGTTCGTCGGTGTGGTTCGCCGCTACGGTGCGAGCCCCGACGTTCAGGTTCTGGTGGATGCTGCAAACAAACCTGCCGAGGTAGGCAAATTGAACATTTCGAGGGCGTGCGGGACCTGTCTACTCAAGTCTGCCTGACTTTGACGACCCTTTGACGGACGGTAATTTATGGCAGCGCTCAAAGATGAGGTGAAAGCCTTCATTGTTCAGGCTCTCGCCTGCTTCGACACGCCGTCACAAGTTGTCCTGTCGGTCAAAGAGAGATACGGCCTTGAAGTCTCGCGGCAACAGTGCGAAGCGTACGACCCAACCAAGTACGTCGGACGCACCCTAGCATTGAAGTGGAAAACCCTTTTCGAGGACACGCGCAGGCGATTCCGTGACGAAACAGCCGACATCCCGATAGCCAACAGAGCTTTTCGACTCCGAACGCTCGGGCGCATGGCTGAAAAGGCCGAGAACATGAAGAACATGGCGCTGACTGCCCAGCTATTGGAGCAGGCCGCCAAAGAGGTAGGCGACGTCTACGTTAATCGCCGCCTCGAACCTGAAAAACCCCTGGGTTCCCAGGCGGACCAGCAGCACGCCGTTGCTGAGTACACGCTGGAGCCAGACGAGAATGTCCCGACTACCCCGCACCTTTGACGCGCCGGTCAAGCTGACGCCAAAGCAGGCGAACATTTACTGCTGGGGCTTCCAGCCTGAGGCTCGCTTTCGTGATGCGGTATGTGGCCGGCGTTTTGGTAAGACGTTCCTTGGTAAAGCCGAGATGCGTCGTGCTGCACGCCTAGCGGCCGAGTGGGGCGTAAGCGTCGAAGATGAGATCTGGTACTGCGCTCCGACCTTCAAGCAGGCCAAGCGCGTCTTCTGGCGCCGCCTGAAGCAGGCCATCCCATTGTCTTGGCGAGAGTCGCGCCCCAACGAGACTGAATGCTCGATTGTGCTCAAGTCTGGGCACGTCATGCGCTGTGTAGGTCTCGACAACTACGATGACCTTCGCGGATCTGGCCTGTTCTTCGCCCTGGTTGATGAGTGGGCAGACTGCAAATACGCCGCATGGGAGGAAGTTTTGCGCCCAATGCTTTCGACCTGCCAATACACGGTCCCCGGCATTGGCCTGCGCAAAGGTGGTCACGCGTTACGTATCGGCACGCCGAAAGGCTTCAACCACTGCTACGACACGTTCAAGGACGGCCAGCCGGGCGGTGAGCCTGATCACAAAAGCTGGCAGTACACATCATTGCAGGGCGGGAATGTCCCGGCTGAAGAGCTGGAAGCCGCCAAGCGCAAGATGGACCCGCGCACGTTCCGGCAGGAATACGACGCAGGGTTCGAGAGCTACTCAGGCGTTATCTACTACACGTTCAATCGTGAGGAATGCCGCACAACATCGCGAATTGAGCCTGGAGAGGCTCTGCATATCGGCATGGACTTCAACGTCATGAAGATGGCAGCGGTCGTTTACGTGGTCCGCGACGGGTTGCCACTGGCGCTGGATGAGTTCCACAAGGTGCGCGACACCCCGGAGATGATCGAGAAGATTCAGGCTCGGTTCGTCGGGCACTCGATCACGGTCTATCCGGACGCCAGTGGCCAGAACACCAGCAGCAAGAATGCGAGCGAGTCAGATCTGTCGTTGCTGCGCAAGGCTGGTTTCACCGTCGTCGTTGATTCGACAAACCCTGGCGTTAAGGACCGTATCAACTCGGTGAACGCCATGTTCCTTAACACCTATGGCGAGCGCCGGCTGAAGGTCAACATTGATCAATGCCCACAGCTGATGCTGTGCCTTGAGCGCCAGACTTACACCGACAAGGGTGAGCCGGACAAGGATCCGAAGAAGGGTCACGACCACATGAACGACGCGGCGGGCTACTTCATTGCGAAGCGCTACCCGATCAAAACGCGCACCGCAACCAGCGAACCTCTGAGAATGTGAATATGAGTGATGACCCGAGCAAAACGCTCCCTGCCGTAGATGACATGCGACAGGACTGGGCCATCGTTGACGCTCTCATGGGCGGTACGAGGGCCATGCGCAAGGCCGGCACGAAGTTTCTGCCGCAATGGCCGAAGGAGGAGAGCGATGTCTATCAGGCGCGACTCAAAACCTCGACGCTACTTCCTGCGCTGAGCGAAACCGTACAGAACATGACCGGGCGGGTCTTCGCTGACCCGATCACCCTCACCGAGGATGTGCCTGACCAGATCAAGGAGATGGCCGAGGATTTCGACCTTCAGGGCAACAACCTGCAGGTTTGGGCTCAATCATTGTTCAGTGGCGGCCTGTCGCACGGTCTCTTCCATGTGCTGGTCGATCATCCCAAGGCAGAAGGCCTCAAGACCAAGGCGGATGAGAAGTCGGCCGGGGTTCGCCCTTACGCAGTCGTCATCAAGCCGGGCCAGGTGCTCGGGTGGCGGTCTGCGAACAAGGGTGGCGAGCAGGTTCTGACGCAATTCCGCTACATGGAATGCGTCGAGGTTGACGACGGCGCATTCGGCACTAAGAGCGTGGATCAGATCCGCGTGCTGGTGCCTGGCGGGTGGTCCACCTACGTCGAAGTCGATGACGGAAAGGGCCAGAAGACCTGGCAGAAGAACGACGAGGGCCTGACTAGTCTCACGGTCATTCCCCTGACGACCTTCTACACCAAGCGCACGGGCTTCCTGACCGCAACGCCGCCGCTCCTTGAGCTGGCGAACATGAACATCAAGCATTGGCAGTCCCAGAGCGATCAGGACAACATCCTGCACATCGCTCGGGTGCCAATGCTCGCGGTGATCGGCCTCGATGAAGGGGAATCGATCACCGTTGGAGCAGGATCAGCCACTCGACTGCCGAAAGACTGCGACATGAAGTGGGTCGAGCACACAGGCAAGGCCATTGATGCCGGCCGTACGTCGCTGCTTGATCTGGTCGAGGATATGCGTCTTGCTGGAGCCAAGCTGCTCCAGAAGGAGAAGCAGACCGTCAAAACGGCCTCCCAGTCCGAGGAAGAGGCGGCTCAGGAAATGAGCCCGCTCCAGACAATGGCCGGGCAGCTCGAAGACGCGCTCGACCAAGTGCTCCATTTCTTCGCGCTCTGGATGAATATCGAAGATGGCGGGCACGTCAAGGTCAAGGGTAATTTCGATGTCGATTTCAGCCCGGAAACGACGATGCCGTTCCTGCTGAGCCTCAACAAAGCGCAGATCCTGTCCGATCAGAGCCTGTTCGAGGAGGTGCAGCGCCGCGGCTTGCTCAGCGACGAAATCGACTGGGAAGAGGAGAAGGCGAAAGTCGCTACTCAGCCCGCTAAGGTCGAGCCGCCCAAAGCCGCTCAGCAATAACCGAACACCGAATACAGCCCTGGCACTCGCCGGGGCTTTTTATGGGCGCGATTCCGGATGGATAGCGCCGCTGCGGGCCGGATGGCTCAACAAATGGGCGGATGCCTGGAGATATCACTTTGAAACTGAAATTGGATGACCAAGGCCACGCAGTGCTGCAAGACGGTCGCCCTGTGTACGTGTACGACGATGGCAAAGAGGTCGCTTTCGACGCTCCCGGCACCGTGAACACCATCACGCGGTTGAACGCTGAAGCCAAGTCCCACCGCGAAGGCAAAGAGGCTGCTGAAACAGCCTTGAAATCCTTCGAGGGGATCACGGACGGCGCTGCCGCCAAGAAAGCCCTGGAGATCGTGTCGAAACTCGATCAGAAAAAGCTGGTGGATGCCGGCGAGATCGACGTGGTGCGCACCGAAATCAGCAAGGCCTTCCAGGGTCAAGTTGATGAGTGGTCCACCAAGGCACAGACCTTCGAAAAGCAGCTCTACGAAGAAAAGATCGGCGGTGCATTCAGCCGTTCCAAGTACATCGGCGAGAAGCTGGCAATCCCCGCAGACCTGGTCCAATCCAAATTCGGCGCCGCCTTCAAAGTCGAAGATGGCAAGACCATCGCTTACGACCAGCACGGCCAAAAGATCTACAGCCGTACCCGGCCGGGTGAAGTCGCTGATTTCGACGAAGCAATCGAAACCCTTGTTGAGCAATACCCGCACCGCGATCACATCTTGAAAGGAACTGGGGCCAATGGCTCCGGGGCTCCGAACAACGGTGGCAATGGCGGAAAAGGCAAACAAACCATCTCCCGGTCGCAGTTCGATGCACTTGACCCCATGGGCAAGCATGCACACGTCTCTGCGGGCGGCGAAGTTACCGACTGATCCCTAGGAGCAATCCATGAGCAACACTCTCACCGGCCTTACCACCACGATCTACAACGCGCTGGACGTCGTGTCCCGCGAACTGGTGGGCTTTATCCCTGCCGTGTCGTCTGACATGACCTACGACCGCGCTGCTGTCGGTCAAACCGTCACCTCTCCAGTGGCGCCGGCTGCAACTGCATCCGACATCACTCCGGCTGTTACTCCGCCAAACGACGGCGATCAGAGCATCGGCTCCGTGTCGATGACCATTTCCAAAGCTCGCCGGGTTCCGGTGCGTTGGAACGGTGAAGAGAAGCGCGGCCTGGACAACAACGGCGCCTCGTACAACGTCATCCTGCGCGATCAGCTCGCTCAGGGTATGCGTGCTCTGGTCAACGAAGTGGAAAGCGACATCTCGGCTCTGTGCCTGAAGTCGTCCCGCGCCTACGGCACTCCGGGCACCGTGCCGTTCACCACCAACCTGGCAGAAGCCGCGCAGATGCGCAAAATCCTGTCGGACAACGGTGCTCCGATGAGCGACCTGCAGATGGTGCTGGACACCACTGCTGGCGCAAGCATGCGCACCCTGGGTCAGCTGACCAAGGCGAACGAAGCGGCTGATGCCAGCCTGTTGCGCCGCGGTGTTCTGCTGGACGTGCACGGCTTCGCGATCCGCGAGTCGGCGCAGGTCAAAACCTTGGTGTCTGGTACCGGCGCGTCCGGCACCACCAACACCACCGGTTATGCAGTGGGCGCGACTGTCATCACCCTGGCCTCGGCCGGCACCGGCTCGGTCCTGGCTGGCGACGTGATCACCTTCGCGGGCGACACCAACAAGTACGTCGTGGCATCCGGCGATGCTGACGTCTCCAATGGCGGCACCATCACCCTGGCTGCTCCCGGGCTGCGCAAGGCGATCCCTGCTGCTGCGACCCTGATCACCGTTATCGCGGCGACCACTCGCAACATGGCGTTTGCCCGCTCGGCTCTGGCTGTTGCCACTCGCGCACCAGCCCTGCCAGAAGGCGGCGACAGCGCTTCCGACCGCATGATCATCACCGACCCGGTCAGCGGTCTCTCGTTCGAGATCTCGCTGTACAAGCAATACCGTCAGATCCAGTACGAAATCGCACTGGCCTGGGGTGTCGCGATGGTCAAGCCAGAGCATACCGCTCTGCTGCTGGGCTGATAACTGCGCCCGGGGCTTCGGCTCCTGGCTCTCCCTATTCAGGAGACACACATGAGCGACAAAGTTCTGAAAGTCCAGCCGTGGGGCCAGGATCAAGGCGATTTCGTCCTGATCGATGCCGAAAGCTTCGACGATGGCGTCCACCAGCTTTACTCGGAAGCCGTCGAGAAAGAGCCATCTGTCAAGGACAAAAAGTCCTCTGCCGATAGCAAGAATTCGCACTAACACGCCAAGCCGGCGACAACGACAGGCAGCAGGAGCCGAACATGCTTACTGATCAGCAAAAGTCGGACGCCAGACGCTTCGCCGGTTACCCGATGCAGGGTGACGTGACGCTCGATGAGCGCCGTGACACCGCATGGGGCTGGGTAGCGCCGATGATTTGGCAGACGCTGAATCACCGGCTCGACAGCCTGCGTCCGGAGGAGGAGGTCACCATGACGTCCTTCCTTACCAAGATCGCCGGGCTCGAAGCTGACGTCCTGTCCGCAACTGATAACCTCGACACGGATCAAGCGGCCGTCTGGGTGCACAACAAAAACGAAGTGTCCGACCGGATGAAGCTTTATCGGATCTGGCGCCGTGAGTTGTGTGGCTTCCTCGGTGTGCCGCCGGGCCCGTCACTCGGAACGGGCGGCATTAGCCTGGCAAGGGGCTGACATGGACGGAACCAAACTCCAGTCCAAGATCTACATCGGCTATGGCAAGGCCGCCAAGCGAATCGGCTTCGACTACCAGCAATTTCGCGCTACCAGCGCCAGTAACCCGCTGACGTCAACCGCTTTGCAGACGCTGCCTGCCTCATTCACCACGAATTTCAGCTACTCGGCGCCGAACAAATACGGCAAGGCCGATTGGCTTGGCCTGTTCGACGCGCGCGAGTTCGCCGTCGGTGACTTCCTTGTTGGTCGTCAGGGCACGTTCTTCGTCGCCGCGATGCAGGACACGCTGCCGATCTATTGCGTGCAGGCCAATCGCACGGTGGATGTGCTGCGAGTTGGCATGGACCCCGGCGTTGGCCTGGGCGGCTGGGCCGGCGGTGTGCGGGCTGGCGAAGTACCGATCATGCAGGGCTGGCCAGCCAGCATCTTGCAGGGCACCAAGGGCGAGACGAACGAGGTGAAGCTGCCGCAGGACGTGAAAACCCCGTGGTGGGCGATCCTTCTTCCGGCTTGGCCGGGTGTCGTATTCCGCACCAGCGACATCATCCGCGACGATCTAGATCGCAAATACGTGATTTCCAGCGCTGAACTTAGCGACATGGGGTGGCGCATCACCGCAATGCAAGCGCAGGTGTAACGATGGCGAGCCTAACCGACGTAATGAAACAGGTTGCGGCGCAGATTGCGGCGATTGCCTACCCGAACGGGACAGGGCAGCCGAGTGCGGCCGGTATCCCGATCAGGGTTTACCCTGGCTGGCCGGTACCGAACGTGCTGGAGGATGATCTTGAAGCTGGATGGGCACACGTTAGCGTTTACCCGCACGGCAAGGACCGCAAGACCACGCGCTATCTTGGCCGGGGTTGGGAGCCGCTCACGAACCCAGTCCACACGATCATGATGACCGTCTCCGGAGCAGTAGTGACGCTCTCCGGCACGATCAGTAAGCAAAACCTGCTGATCAATCTGAATGGCACCCACTACGTCTATGCCATGCAGGCGACGGACACACTCACGACTGCTGCCACAGCGCTTGCGTCGATGATCCCTGGCGCATCTAACGCTGGACCGGTCATCACGCTGACAGGCGTTCATAGCGTCTTCACTCGCGTAGGTGGTTTCGGCACAGCTTTCAAGGAAACGAAGCGCCAGGAGCAACCGGTGCAGATCATCATCTGGGCCAATTCTCCAGATGCGCGCGCTGCCGTGGCAGACCCTATCGATTCAGCTCTGTCTGACGGCAACAACATTTCGTTTGTGGATGGATCCGCAGGGATTATCAGCTCGTCCGGGTCGCTTATGACCGATCAGCTGCAGAAGGCTGATCTTTACCGGATGGATTTGTTCTACCTGATCGACTACGCCACCACGCAAACCCTGCAAGCAACCGAAGTAATCGCTCCGGTGCTGAACATCGTGAATGCCCAATCCGGGCAGACCCTTAAAACGCTCAACCCTTGAGGCCTGACATGGACCCCGATACCACAGTTACTGCGCCGGCCTCCAGGGCCAGAAAATCCCCGTTCAAGCTGACCGTCAAGTTCGCCTTTGCCGACTACCAAGTTGGCCAGGAGATCACTGACCCCGATGAAGTCGCCGCCGTGCTGGCGGGCGAGTGCGCGGGCAACGTCCTGAAAGTCGCCAACGCCTAACAGGCGAAACCCACACACAAGAAACCGCCCACTGAGGCGGTTTTTCACTAGGAGGACGCCATGCCCATTTACCCGGCAGGCAACTTGAACACGGCGGCGCTACAAGCCCCAGATCTCTACATCCAGGTAGTTCCACCAAAGACTCGCTTCATCAATGGTGTTGCCACTGACATTCTGGGCATTGTCGGCGTGGCAGACTGGGGTCCGGTCAACAGCGCCACCCTCATCGGCTCGCCCGGGGATGCGTCGCAGAGGTTCGGTACTCAGTCCGTGCGCAAGTACGACCTGTGCACCGCGATGGCTGTGTCGATCCAAGGCGGCGCTTCGAACATCCGGGCCGTGCGCGTCACCGACGGTACCGATACTGCTGCCACCGCCACGCTGAAAGACACCGCTGTGGCTGTCGGCGCGACACTGACCGCTTTCTATACCGGCACCCTGGGCAACTCGCTCAGCGCCACGCTGGCGGTTGGATCGGCTGCTGCCAGTTGGAAGCTGACCATTTCCCTGCCAGGCGTTGCTCCTGAGGTGTTCGACAACATCACCGGCACCGGCTTGGCGCTTTGGCAGAACATCGTCAGCGCGGTAAACAACGGTCAATCCGGCATTCGCGGTCCTTCCCAGCTGGTGATCGCCACTGTCGGTATCTCCGTGTTGGCGCCTGTCGTGCTAACCCAGACCGTCGCCTTCACGTCGGGTACGTCTGGCAACACCACCATCACCGACGCAGTTCTGGTTGGCGTGGACGGTGTGATCGGTTCGGTTCGCAAGGGCATGTATGCACTGCGCGGCACCGGAGCACAGGTCGCCAACCTGGTGGATGTCACCGACAGCACCCAATGGCCGACCATGCTCACCTACGGCCTGTCCGAAGGCTGCTACATGATCACCCAGGGTGTCGCAGGCGCTTCCTACACCACTGTCGCCACTGCTCTGACCACTGCCGGCTGTGACAGCTACGCACTGAAGGTGATGTCGGGTGACTGGGTCTACTGGCAGGATCAGGTCAATGGTCAGCAGCGCATGATTGCCCCGGCAACCTTTGCTGCCGCCAAGATCGCCTCGCTGGCGCCGCACCAGAACGCCCTGAACAAGCCGATCACCAACGCGGTGTCGACTCAGCGCAACCTGTCGCAGCAGCCGTACAGCATTGCGGAGATTGGCGCGATCAACGGCGCTCGTCTGGACGTCATCACCAATCCGTGCCCGGGTGGCAGCTACTTCGGCCATCGTTCCGGCTTGAACTGCTCCAGCAACTCAGCGGTGAACGGTGATAACTACACGCGGATGACGAACTTCATCTCGCTGACCATTGCTGCCAGCTTCGGCGGGACGATTGGCCGACTTCAGACGCCTGATGTGCGCCGCGAAACGAAGTCGACCATGGAAAGCTTCCTGCAGACACTGGCTCAGCAAGGGATGATCGGCGACGTCAACGGTGGTCCGGCGTTCTCGGTACAGATCGACGCCTCAAACAATCCGGACGCTCGCGTGGCGCTGGGCTACATGCAGGCCGATATTCAGGTCAAGTACCTGTCCGTGATCCGCTACTTCCTCGTCAACCTCGAAGCCGGCCAGTCGGTAACGATTGTTGCGTCCGCCACCCCTCGCGCCGCGTAAGCGACGAAACCACTATCAAGCCCGGCCAAGCGCCGGGCTTTTCATTTGGAGAACGCCATGCCAGGTCAAGGTGGATACAACACGGGCAAGGATGTCGCGATTGACATCAATACCCCGACGGGGCCGCTCCGGCTCCCAAAGATTATGAACTTCGACTCAAAACCGAAGGTTACCAACCAGGAAATCACCCCGCTGAACGGCTTGACCGATGAGCTGATGATTCCGAAAGGCTGGACCGGCACCTTCGAGGCTGAGCGCGTCGACTCGACGCTCGATGATTGGTGGGCGCAGTTCGAAAGCGATTATTACGCGGGCGTCAATCAGAGCCCGGCCACCATCACCGAAACCATTCAGGAAATCGGCGGTGGCGTGACTACCTGGCGCTACACCCACGTGATCCTGAAGTTTGAGGATGCCGGCAAGAAGGAAGGCGACAAGACAATCCGCCAGTCGATGTCCTTCACCGCCCGCCGTCGCCTCAAGGTTTGACCCTGTTTGCATGGCAGCCCGGCACGCAGGGCGCGGGACTCGTCACCCCGCACGCCATGCTCCTTGACGACTCACTGACCAGAGGATTTACCCATGGCTACCGTTAAAATTACCGAACCCGCTGCGCCTGTTCACGTTGACCAGAAACCGAAATTCGTTTCGATCCAGGACAGTCGCGGTCGCAACATTCAGTTGCGCACCCTTGACCCACTACAGAAGTCACGAATCGTGATGGCTGTTGGTGGTGAAAACGCCTCGAACAGCGTCTACATGGGCGCCTTTGCGCTGCCGGCCGCTTCGGTGGTCTACATCGACGATGTCGGATTTGGCCTGCCGCAGACCCTCAAGCAGGTTGACGCCGTACTTGCCGAACTGGGGGTGGAAGGCATGGAAGCCATCGAGAGCCACATGATGGCCGAGTATGAGGCCGCCAAAGCCAAGGCTGATGCCGAATCTACTCAGAAAGCGCTCAGCGCTGAGCAGGCCGCCGCAAAAAACTGACAGAGGACCCCGATTTTCGCAGTCGATGCTGGCTGGTGAAGAATGGGGTTCCTTTTGACCGGGTGTTTGACTGCGGCTTGCTGGCTGACTACGAGCGAATGGCCTTCTCGATCATGTTTTCCGAGTTCGAAGGCGCCGGGACCTGGAACTGGTCCAGCCTGAAATTCGACAAGGAGGATTGACCATGGAGTTTAAGAGCTTGGGCAGCCTGGCGCTCCACATGGCCAGTCAGGAAGTCGCGCTGCTGGCCAGTCTGCACGCCGGGCTGGAGAAATGCGCTGTGCGGGTCGAGAAGACCGCCAAGGATGAGATCGGGCACTACCAACCCGGTATTGGCCCGTTCCCGGCCTGGGCGGAACTCGCCGACTCCACGGAAGAGCAGAAATCGAAGAATGGATACCCTGCCGGATCGCCGCTGCTAGCCAGTGGCGAGATGCAAAACAGCATCACGCACACCACTCATGTACTTGAGGCAGTGATCGGCTCTACGGACAAAAAGATGGTTTACCACGAATTTGGGACGCTCAAGATTCCGGCGCGACCCGTATTGGGGCCTGCGATCTTGCGCAACAAGGAGTACATCCGTCGTGTACTGGGACTGGCTACGGTCACCGGCCTGATCGGCGGCTCTGTGATTCATCCATCACTCGGATACGACTCTACTCCGTAACCCACAGCGCGACCGGCTGCGCTTGCACCTGCGTATAGGCACCATCGCGCCGCAAAACCTTGAACGCACCGGTCAAAGGCCGGCACATGTAGGTCGACAGGTTCACTAGTGATTCCTGCATCTCGGCCCGCTGCGCCACGTAGTGCGGAAGGTCGGACACGATGTTCTGCATCAGCACCAATCGCGAACGTTGCGTGGCTTGGTCTTCGCATCCGTACTCGCCATTCAGAGTCAGATCTCGCGCCATTGCGGCAGTGGAGACCGCAGTCAAGGCCATGACGATTAATGCTTTTCTCATGCGCTCACCCGAACACGACCGAATAAATGACGAACAGGACGAAGATCAGCGCTGGCACGGCAAAGACCATCACCAGGCTGCTGCAGGTGAAAACGAGCAGGCCGGTCTGAATACCCATTACCGGCTGCTTTGGCTGCATAGCAATGAATGGTCTGGGTCGCTCGGTAGCTTCCAGGCAAAGATCTCGCGGCCGCGCCTCGCGAATTCTTCCGTCTACCCACTCGTACGTTTTCCGCCCATGTGCCATGTGATTCACCCACAGAATAGGAATTGTCATTATGGCATTTGAGGCGTACTCCGTCGCTGTCAAGCTGTCGCTGATCAACCATGTCAGCGCCGGCATGCTGCTGATCAGCAAAAGCCTTCAGGGCGCAGGTCATGACGTTGACAAGCTCAACGCCAAGCTGTCGTCCATCGGCAAACAGGCAGCCATCGGCGGCGCCATGGTTGCCGGCGGGCTCGGCCTTGCCATGTTATTCAAAGCTCCGCTGGATGAGGCCAAGAAGTTTCAGAATGAGGTTGAGCGCTTCCGCTCCCTTGGACTTGGCGACAAAGTAACATCAGATGCCGTGACGTTTGCGAAGGGCATGGACACCTACGGCACCAGTATTCGCGAAAACCTCGGTCTGCTGCGTGATGCGCAGACGGTGTTCGGCGACTTCCATGAAGCCAAGATGGTCGTGCCGCTGCTATCCAAGATGAAGTTCGCCAACGCCGCGCTTTATGGGGATGAAGGCGGCGCGATGAAAGACAAAGCCTTCATGGACATGCTGAAGGTCATCGAGATGCGTGGCGGCCTGACAAGCCAAGAGGCCTTCACCAAGCAGGCCAACATGGTGCAGCAGGTTCAGACCGCAACTGGCGGCCGCGTAGGCGCCAATGAATTCCTGAACTTCATCAAGACCGGCGGCGTTGCAGCCAAGGGCATGAAGGACGAGAACTTCTACTACCAGATGGAGCCGCTGATTCAGGAGATGGGTGGCCAGCGTGTCGGTACCGGCCTGATGTCCGGATACCAAAACCTTGTGCAAGGTCGCACTACGGTCCGCGCGGCGAATGAGCTGATGCGCCTGGGCATGCTAGACCCGAAAATGGTCGAATACAGCACTACCGGCAAGCTGAAGCAAGTGAAGGCGGGGGCGCTCAAAGGCTCAGACCTAATGGTCAGCGACCCGATGAAGTGGATGCAGACAGTGATGCTGCCTGCATTTGCCGGCAAGGGGATCGTTGATAAACAGGCGATCCTCAACGAAATTGGCGCGATCTTCACCAACCGAACCGCCTCACAGCTCTACTCGACGATGTACCTGCAGCAAGCCAACATTCAGAAAAACATGAAGCTGAACGCGGGCGCTGCCGGCATTGATGAGCTCACAAAAAACGCCAAGACCACACTGGCGGGCAAGGAAATCGAACTGGCGAAAAAGTGGAATGACTTGCTGCTGGCGTTGGGCGAAGTGATTCTGCCGCTGGCGATCAGAGCTGTTGAGGCCATCAGCGGCGCAGTTATCAAAATGACAGCCTGGATGAATGCCAATCCTGAAAAGGTCAAGGCACTCACCTATGCGCTGATTGGGCTCTCGGCGTTCCTTGTTACCGGCGGCCTGATCAATATGATCATTGCTGCCGGGCGCGGGTTCTGGCTGCTGGGGCAGGCGATGATCTTCGTCACCAGCACGGCACTGGCTCCGATGATCCCCGCTTTAGCGCGGTTTGGCACTTACCTGTTGGTGTTTGCAGTCGATTTCGCCAGGGCCATGGCCGCATTCGTCCTGTCCTCCGGATTTGTCCGCGGCTTTCTGATGGCCTTTCTGTCGCCAATTAAGCTGATCGGTCAGGCGCTGTACTTCATGATTTCTCCCCTGGCGCTGCTGTTGACGCCTGTCGGCCTTGTCGTCATGGGCTTGGCAGCAGCAGCATTGCTGGTTTGGAACAACTGGGACGAGATCAGTGGCTCCCTGAAGATAATGTGGAGCGACATGAAGACCGGTTTCATCAAGCTGTTCCATGGCGATATCGGTGGAGCCTTCAAGTCATTCGCGCTGGTGTTCATGACCGGCTGGCAAACGATCTTCAACACGTTGATCGCAGGGGCTAACGCAATCCTGCCGGCCTCCATGCAGATATCGAAAACTACATTCGCCGACGACTACCGCCGCGGCGGCAAGCCGAAGGAGCCATGGTCGCCGCTGGTCGCCCCGGTTCCTGCCAAGAAGTCAGACAGCGGCGAGCAGAACATCAATCTGTATCTGGATGGAAAGAAGCTGACTGATGTCGTCATTCAGCGGGCTGCCAAAGAGGCCATGCGCCCGCGCACCGGCACCCAGGGCTTCGACCCAAGCCGCAGCATGTTGATGCCTGGAACGCCAAGCACAGCCTTACCAAGGGGATAACCGATGAGCTTCACTGAATTCCTGGACAACTTCGCTCCGGGCGGGGACCCCTTTGCCACGCGCCTGATAGTTGGCGACGTGGAGTTCACCGGTCTTGAGGTTCCGGAGTCGGTAACGATTGGCGCCAAGCAGCAGATGGTTGTGCACAAGCTGGTGGGTGGTAAGCGCATCGTTGACGTTCTGGGCTTGGATTACGACAACCTGTCGTGGTCTGGCTGGATGACTGGGGCGACGGCGGGGGAGCGTGTAACCGCACTCGAAACCCTGCGTGACGTCGGCGATCCGCTGGCCTTCAGTATTGACGGCTATTACTTCAGCGTCTTGATCCAGTCGTTCAGTCAGCGCTTTGAGCATGTCTATCGCCGCTTCTACAGCATCGACTTGCTCATTGTGTCCAGCCTGGATACCCCGGTCACCGAAAACGCCTTGCCGGGGACGCTCGACTCACTGATCAATAGCGACCTCGGCGAATCGCTTGGCCTGGCCAGCATCATCAACTCCGACGCCGTGACTGGCGCCATCGACACGGTGAAAAGCGCTGTGTCGCAGGTCCAGGGCTTCGCCAATGCCACGATCACCACCGTTCAATCTGTCATTCGCCCCTTGGTGGCCGCCCAGGCGGTTGTGCAGTCGGTGATTGCACAGGTTGGCGCATCGGTCAGCGACATCACCACGCTGGGCGGCTTGGTCCCAGGAAACCCGGTAGCGCGCGCTGCAAACAACGTCCTGCGCCAGGGCGCGGCACTGACCCAGCTGGCTCCGCTTTATCAGATGCAGAGCGTGCTTGATCGAATGCAGAAGAACGTCTTGTCCGGGCCGCTGGCCAATGGCACTTCGAGTGTCACCACAAGCAATTCTAGCCTTCAGAAGGTTGCTGCTGACGCCTACGGCGACCAATCGCGATGGACCGAGATCGCGGCAGCAAACAGCATCATCGATCCGCGTCTCGACGGCATCCAGACCATCAAAATCCCGGTAGGTGAATAAGTGGACCTGAATACCAAAGAGACGGAGCTGCTTGTCCGGCAGGTGGTCGGCCACCTGAGGCTAAATGACGTTCACGTACCTTTCTACTCGTTCGATGTTGACAGCAACGCATTTTACTCGGCTGACACCTTCTCGGTCGTACTGGTATTGAGCGACCTGCCGCCGCCGTACAACGACATAAATTGGTGGGGGGCGCAGACATCGATAGACGTCTCAATATCGGCAGGACTGATCAGCCAAGGCAACCAGGATTGGAAGGAACTGATCGTTGGCGCTGTGGATCACCTATCGATCCGTCCGGCCAAGTTCGAGGTCACCATCAGCGGTCGCGATTACACCAGCCGCTTCATCGATCACAAAACCAATGAGAAATTTGCCAACATGACCACGAGTCAGGTGGCCACTCTGCTCGCGGCGCGCAGGGGTCTTACTCCGGTCGTGACAGCCACTACCACGAAGGTTGGCGGCATTACCAAGTGGGACCATGCTCACGTCACCGATGAACGCACAGAGTGGGATTTGTTGGCGTACTTCGCCGGCCTTGACGGGTTCCAGGTATATGTCTCAGGTACTGAGCTGCACTACGAGCCGGCGCTCGACCCGCAAACAGCCGACCAGTACGTGATCCGCTGGGTTGATCGAAGCGCATACAGCTACCCTCAATCGAATACGGCCGACGACATCACCTTTGAGCGTGATTTGACCTTGGCAAAGGGCGTTACGGTGCAGGTCATCTCCTACAGGGACGGGAAGACGGTAACCGCGACGTACCCGAACAACTCGGCCAAAGGCATCTCGCCAGGCCAGTCCACGTCGAAGCGCCAGGTCTACGAGATCAAGCGCAACGGTCTGGATAAGGCGCAGGCAATGCTTCTGGCGCAGAAGACTCACAAGCAAATCACCGACCATGAAATGCGCATGTCCTGCTCAATGCCGGGCGATAATTTGCTGATGCCGAACACCATAATTCGTCAGGAAGGCACCAGTTCAGGGTTTGACCAGCTGTATTACGTCGACGCAGTGCGCCGCTCAATGAGCTTTGACTCTGGCTACACGATGAGCTTGACCGCCAAGAACCATAATCCCAACTCACTGGTACAGCCATGATCGACGACCTCATGAATGCAGCCAGACAGCGTCTTGGCGATGATGGCACCGGCCCGCGGACAGGAACGATCACCAGTTACGATCCGGGAAATGGGGTTGTGAAGGTTGCGATCCAGCCAGAAGGTCGCGAGACAAACTGGATAAAGCTTGACTGCCCAGGTGTCGGAAACGGCTGGGGCGTACAGGTCGGTCCGCAGATCGGTGATGAGGTGACTGTCTCGTTTGAGTCTGGCGACCCGAACCTTGGGAAGGTCACTGCGCGCCATACGAACAGTCTGAACCTGCCTATGCCGGTTCCATCCGGTGAAACCTGGATCGTTCACCAGTCCGGATCACTGCTGAAATTTAACAACGATGGCACCGTCTCGCTCCACTCTACAGTGGCAATTGACTATGACGCCCCGCAGCACAATTTCACCGGCGGGCCGGTCACGATGGATCACACGCTGACTGTCACTGATTCAACCGGGATCGTGGTTTCTGGCGGCGACGTCAAGGCCGACACGATCAGCCTGAAGACCCATACGCATACCGGCGGCACCATCAGTGGCAACACGGGAGTGCCTAGGCCATGAAAGACCTGAACCACTACGTCGGCGACGACCTTTCGTTATCGCCGACCGGCAGCCTTTCACCGGTGGAAGGTATAGAGCGCGGCAAGCAACGGATCCTGCGGCGACTTATCACGAATCCAGGTGACTACCTGTTCCACACAGACTACGGCGCTGGCCTGGGTCGCTATGTGGGCGCGCTCACCAACATTCCCGAGATTATTGCCCTGATTCGCGGGCAGATATTGCTCGAGGGCTGCGTCTCAAAGAAGCCCGCCCCAATCATTTCGGTTTCGTCTTCGAACGAGACCCTGTCTGTCAATATCAGCTACACCGACGCGCCACTGGGCGAGTCGGTGACGCTCTCGTTCGAGGTAAATCGCTGACATGGCAGCTCTCAACGTTAAGGACTTCACGACACTGGTGCGTGATCAGGTAACGGCTATCCAGGGGCGCGCGGCAGGGCTGGTGGATTTCACGATAGGCTCACTGCTGCGCGCCATCTGCGAAAGCAATGCCAGCGTGCTTCAGTGGATCCAGCAACTGATCGTCACGCTGCTAACGATCACCAGGGCCTCGACCTCTTCTGGCGCCGACCTCGACAGCTGGATGGCGGACTTCGGATTTCTACGCCTGTCCGCGAGCTTTTCAACTGGCAGCGTCACCTACTCGCGCTTCACGTCGACGACATCAGCGTTGATCCCGATCGGCTCGCTCGTAGGCTCTGCCGATGGGTCGCAGCAGTACGCCGTCACGATTGATACTGCCAATTCGTTCTACAGCGAAACGCTCGGCGGATACATTATTCCGGCTGGAGTGGCATCTGCAACGGTCCCGGTACAAGCCAGCACGGCCGGTGCAGCAGGCAACGCACTGACTGGTACGGTCGCAGTGATCATCGGCAGCATCAGTGGCATAGATACGGTGACCAACTCGGCGGTATTCACAAACGGTGTCGACCCAGAAAGCGACTCGGATTTCCGGGCGCGCTTCATCATGTGGGTTCAGTCCCTGTCCAAGGGGACCAAGGCGGCAATTGGCTATGCGCTTTCCTCGATGCAGCAGGGCGTAACCTACACGCTGACCGAGAACGAGGACTACGCCGGAGGCTTAAACTACGGCTACTTCTATGCGGTGGTCGATGACGGCAGCGGGGCGCCTACGTCAGACTTTCTCAGTTCCGCCGCGAATGCGGTTGAAGCGGTGAGGCCATTCACCAGTCGCTACGGCATCTTCGGTCCGGTGCAGGTCACGGCAAACGCGAGCATGACTATCACCACCGATCCATCCGTCTCACATGCAGTCGTAGTCGCCCAGGTCGTTGCTGCTGTCCGGTCCTATATCGCAAGCCTCAGACTTGGGCAAATCCTTCCCTATACCCAGCTTGCAGCAGTCGCATACGGCGTAAGCCCCAGCATTACCAATGTGTCGGCCGTGCTGCTGAACGGCTCGACGGCAGATGTTGCTGCGAACCAGAAACAGGTAATCCGACCCGGCACAATTACGGTGGCTTAGATGTCGACAGGCGATACCGCAGATATTTTTAGCAGGCTCAAGCGGCTGCTACCGGTTGGATGGTTTGGCGACGACAACCCAGTACTCGATGCAGCTCTTTGGGGGTGTGCCACTGCTCAGGCTTGGGCATATACCCTATACCTGTATGCCAAAAATCAGACCAGGATCAAGACCGCAACTGATGGCTGGCTGGATCTGATCTCGCTGGACTTCTTCGGCAGTGGCTTGATCAGGTATGTAAACCAGAACGATGCAAGCTTTCGCAACAGGATCCTGATCAACATCTTCAGGGAGAGGACAACCCGCCCGGCCATGGAGAAGATTCTCCTTGAGTTGACCGGTCGGGCTCCGATCATTATTGAGCCAGGCAGGCCTGCGGATGTTGGCTCGTACGGCGCCGCGGTTTCTGTCATCCAGCCCGGCGTTACGACGATGATCGATAACGGCCGGATAGTCAGGGTGCCTGAAAATACGGCGCGCTACGAAGGCAACAGCCTTCTGATCGAGCGGGACTCCCAAAACCTTGCCACGAATTCGGAGAAATTGACGCCGGGTACAGGGGTGCAGGTCACGAATTACACCGCCCAGTCACCAGCCCTAACCCAAACAGCCGCACTCGTCACCGAAACGACCGACGCAGGCGAGCACTATGTCAGCGGGGTGATTGAGACCACAAGCAGTCTTGAGGCGGTGATAAACCCGCTGGCCATCGTTCTTTTTGGTGGCGAAGACGAGACACTGAACAAGTACACATGGTCGGTCTTCGTCAAGGACTCGGCCAGCGCAAATAGACTGCTCCGACTTGAATTTGCCGGAGGAGTGGTCACCTTTAATCCGCGGACCCGGGAGATTTCAGTTTCCGAAGGCTCCACTTGTGGATTCATAGCCTTGGCAGATGGCTGGTTCCGCGTCTGGGTTGCAACCACATGGTCCCTGTCCGATGACTATTTCGCGCGCATCAAGCTGGCGAATGAGGCGGGAGCCGGATCATTTGTGGGTGATGGGGCCTCAGGGCTCTATGTGTGGGGGCTTCAGCTTGAGCCAGGACTGACCCCGACCAGCTATATCCATACCGATGCGGAGGCAGTGAGCCGCGCGGCCGATGTACTGCTCAACAATATGCCGGCAGGGTCATCCGCTATCGGTGGGTACTCGGCAGCAGGGGCCTACGGCTCCCTTGTGCATCCCTATCAGGCATTTGTGACCGTGTTTCGACCAATGGGGGAGGGACTTCCACTCGTTGCGGGATACGGCATTCCGACAGGTGCCTACTCGACGCCCAGCAGGTCGTCTTATGGGCAGCTTTCAACGGGCGATATCACTGATGCGGATATATATGCAGCAATCGACGCAACGAAGCCCATAGCCACCACGGTCTGGACGCGCATCTCAAGCTGATCAGCACACCCACTTATTTATAGCCGCCCATCGAGGCGGCTTTTTTATGGAGCAAACAATGGATCGAGTCATCGTCTACCCCGGCGCAATCCCGCTGGAAACCGATCTACTTGCCACCAACAAGAACATGCTGATCGGCCTCAGCAAGCTGGCATCGGCGCTGTTCGGAAGCAACACGCTGGTCAATGGGTTTGCCGTCACGCCTACCGGCCCTGCATCGCTGCAGGTGGTGGTAGCGCCAGGCGAGATCTACAGCCTGCAGAATGTCGATGGCACGGCGTACAGCAGTATTGCCGCCGATACGTCGCGCTCGATCCTCAAGCAAGGCATCACTCTGGACTCGGCAACGCTGAACTGCCCGGCGCCCACTACGACAGGACAGTCAATCAGCTACCTGGTGCAGGCGGCGTATCAGGACGTCGACGCAATCCCGACGGTCCTTCCTTACTACAATGCCAGCAACCCTTCGCAGGCCTACAGCGGGCCCGCCAACAACGGCGTGGCACAGAACACCCGACGCAACGGGGTTGCCGTGGTCTCGGTGAAGACCGGTGTCTCAGCTACGACCGGCACGCAGACCATACCGGCCCCTGATGTGGGCTATGTCGGCCTGTACGTTGTTACAGTGGCGTTTGCTCAGACTGCGATTACCTCTGCCAACATCGTTCCAGCTCCAGCGCGGCCGCAGATCAACTCCTCGCTTCACGGCCAGAATCCAGCATTTACATCAAGCCCGCTTGTTCCGTTTGCCACGCTGCCAGGCCAGGCCGCGCAACTGAGCCAAATTGCAGCGGTTGTAGGCCAGTCTCAAAATGTCGCTATGTCCGTACCCACAACGTCAGCAACGGCCACTCTCGCTGCTGACGAAGTAATCGTGCAGACAGCCTTGGGCGGCGCCAGTTTTTGCCTAGCAAGCTTCAGCAGATCCATCAATCTTGCCACCACTGGTGCTGGAGGCATGGATGTTGGCACGGTTCCAGCAGCCGGTTACGTCGCGCTGTATGCGATTTACAACCCTGCAAGCGGTGCTTCTGCATTGCTAGGCGTCAATGCCACCTCGGCGAAAGCTCCGGAGGTGTATGGCGGGGCAAACATGCCGGCTGGCTATACAGCCTCTGCGCTCGTCAGTGTATGGCGCGTAGCAAGCAGCAAGTTTATTGCTGGCTGTCAGCAAGGGCGAAGCATCTCTTTCGTATACGTCATTGCGGCAAATTCCACGAGCGCAGTTGCCTCACTCACCGCCATTTCTCTTTCGTCGATCATCCCGATCAACGCCGTCTCGTGCGGTGGCTTTATGGCCGTAGCTGGGATCAACACCACCAACGCGGTCGTGGTCCTGGCGTCCAGCGCGTCAGGTATTGGCCAGGTGCAGGCCGCCGGAAACTCAACTACTGGCGGCATCCAAAACATCAGTGGCGGGCCGGTATCGGACATGAAGGTCATCACTCCGCAGACGCTCTATTGGCAGGCCAAGGCGACTACCGGGGACTTCAACGGCGGGACCGTCTACATCTCATCCTACGATTTCTAAGGAGCTCACGTGGCCAAATTAACAGTGACATTTCAAGACGCGGAAGAAGCGGTGATAACCGGTTACTACGCATCGCCACAAGACCCTGCCGTATATCCGTTTCTGGGAGAGGTTGATGATGATGATCAGCGATTCCTCGAATTCCAAGCGCGACAAACTCCGGAAGTCGACTACGGCGCGGTCGCTGCCGCAGATCGTGATCGCCTCCTAGAGACGGCAACGCTTCGCATCGCACCGCTGCAGGATGCGGTAGACCTTGATGACGCTACTGCTGCCGAGGTGGCGCTGCTCAAGAAGTGGAAGCAGTTCCGGGTAGCGGTCAACAGGGTTGACCTGACAGCAGCGCCCCCCGCATGGCCTGAACAGCCAAAGTAATTATCAACCGCCTTGAGCGGTTTTTTTTCGCCTGAATTTGTTCTCAGAGCATTGATAACAAGGAGCGCCCTAGTGCAATTGCAAAATTTCTATGCTCAAGATGCCAACGGTAACACCATGCCGCTGGCCACCGGCACCCTGTACCTGCCAGGGTCTTCCACCCTGGCTACCGGTCTACAGGGCGTTAATGGCGAGCCGCTCAGCAACCCATTCAGCGCTGATACCAAAGGGCTGATTTCCATTGCGGCGCCGGACGGCTATTACGACCTGGTTATTGACGCCGGTACGAGGACCGGCCGCCTTCGGGTGATGTTCATCGACGTAGATCAGGTGGCGGAAGATGCGGCAAGCGCAAGTGATTCTGCGCAGGCAGCGGAAGGCGCCGCCATCGTGGCGATCTCTCGCACGGTTAGGTTTCTGTCTCCGTCGGCTGCAGATCCGGCGCTCCGCGACGACGGCACACCCCTGCAAGTCGGCGACCGGTACGTCAACACCGTCAGCCAGGCAGAGTACATCTACAAAACTGGCGGCTGGGCGCTGAACGACAGCCTTGTGGCTGTTCAGGCACTAAAAGACAGCATCATAAGCAGCGATAGCATTACTGATCTTGTCGACGCGGACAGCGTATCCGGCGTCAAGGACGGATTTTTCCGTAAATTCTCTGCGCTGACGATGTGGAATTACATCAAGACCAAGGTGAGCGCGCTTCTCGGGCTGCGCGGTGCTGATTTCAGTGACTATCCTGGCATTGACATGACTGGAGTTACTGATAGCACGGCCGCTCTGCAGGCGGCACTCAACAGCGGGATAACCCGATTCACTGGCAAGGGAATTATCTCCGCCAAGTCTGTGACGCTTCCAATTGGAGTCACCATCTCCGGGAATGATCAGCTAACACTCAGATACATCGGCGATGCTGGTGGTGACTTCTTCACCTACGTAGACGCCGCTTCCGGATTCAAACAGCTGAGCGGGATTACCAGCGCCCGCATCACCACCACCGTGCTGGGGGGGCGCGCCGTAGTTACCCCGAAAAGCGCCAATGCATGGAATCGCCAGTACAGATTCGACTTCACCGGGCTCCAAGCCTGCGACAATGACATTTCTCTCACCATCGCGACCAATTACTGGGCGGCGGTTCTGAGCGTTGGTGACTGCCGGCAATTTCGACTCAATCGTTATAGCTTCATTGGCGGGTGGGGGTCGGCCGATACGGATGGCACTACTCACGCTTGCTCCGGCGTGGTTTTCTCGGCTGTGACCGGCGCAATCGGCGTCTCCATCTATGACGGCTCTTGCACTAGCATGGCCAAAGCCTGGGAGCTTGGCGATGGCGTAGAGGGTCATGAGATCCACGGCAACGAGGCAGTAAGCTGTTGGGACGGACTCGTCTACTCCAACAGCGGCGAGGAGCCTGGCGGCTTTGTGCACGACAACCACTTCAACTGCTCTCACCGTGGAATCATTGGATCAAAGCGCGTAGAACTCAACATTGGAGCCAACAGCTACTACCGTGCGCCAGCCCTGGCAACGCACGCCTTTGGCTGGTCTGCAATCGACCTTTCCCAGTGTAACTACAAGGTCACCATCGGGGCGATTCACGGAGTGCCTGGAAGCGCTACTGCGGTCCCTGACTCTTACGCGATCCGTCTCACCAATTGCGCCGCGACCTTCATGCGCATTCTGGACTTTGACGTTTCACTACAGATGACCGGGGCGCTGCTCCTCGACAGCGTGAGCGGCCTGCGCATGAAGGGTGGATCGGCGCGGGGCATGAACGAGTTCTGCCGGGTTCTGAATACCTACTTCTCAACAACAGACGTTAAGTTGCTAGACATAGACGCGTCAAACTCTGACGCAACGCTCCTGGTCGTGCCGGCTGGGTTCAATCCAACCGGCATCTACATTGAGCGCTCCCCTCGAGGCGCACTGAATAGCCCAAATTCGCTTTCAATTAACGCGAGCGCGGATTTCACCATTCAGCCCAAGGCCGGGCTGATAACAGCATCTCTGTCGGGAACGGCGCTGACGGCGAACGTTGTGCTTTCCAAGGTTGGCGCATCGGCAGGCGACAAGACGCGCGTCAAGTATGTCAACTCCGCCGCAACAGGTCACACGGTAAGCTTCCTCAACGGCGCGGGCGGCTCAGTGCTTAACGTGCTCAGGTCCGGGAATACCAATAGGTACTACATCGAGTTTGAATTCAACGGCACGAACTGGGCCTGCAACTTTCTATTGCTCGACCTGGATGCCACCTTGAGGACCTAGATAAATAGGCTCTCCTTCCTTTGACAGCCAACCTTTGATCATTTCTATTGAGGCGACAACATCGTTTCTCGGAAGCTGTGCAATCAGCTTGGTATCTAAGTCCCACCATCTCAAATGAAGCAGTTCAGCTATGGTCTTGTGGTCGAATCGATATTTTATGAATTTGGCCGGTATCCCGCCATAAACTGCGTACGGTTCTATATCCCGAGCGACCACGGCCCCGGCAGCGATCACTGCTCCGTCGCCGACCGTGACTCCCGACTTGATTACGACGTTGCAGCCTATCCAAACATCATTGCCTATATGCGTAGGGTGATGCGCAATCGTTGGGTAGTGCTCTGACTGACCAATATCTGGATGCTTTGGAAAATACGGCTTAAAGTTTCCCATTGAGGAGAGCCAGTCAATCGGGTGATTGGCTACTCCTATTTCGCAGTTGCGGGCAATGATTGAGAATTTGCCTATCTTCACCCGCCCATACACAACGCTGTACTGGTTAATGTAGGTAAAAGCGCCTATATCCGTAAACGCGTGAATTTCGACGTACTTCCCAAAATGGACGGGGTGATTGAGTTGCGCCCTAGGGTCGACACTGACGTTTCCAGCAATATTAGAAAAATCTGACTGTTTCATTTAATTCCCTTTTAGGCAACGGATTTGATAGTCGTGAGAATAGGTGACGTCTCTAGAAATCACAGATCGGTGTGCACGACACCAAAATCATCTACCGGAAGAAACTCGCTCACAATCCAGTCGCGAGCCCTTATATGGTGCGCGTCGCTGTCGCACACATTTTCTTCAAGATAGGATGGCAGGTAGTCAAGAAGCTTTCCATATCGGATCGCCGTTGACGTTATGACTTCGTTTTGGCGTTGCCGTATTGTCCCGGTGGAAAGGATTCGCTCTATACCCAAATAAATCTCTTCGCCTTCGACAGAGAGGCGCACAAACGATGTTTTTCCGTCGCTTATACACCTCTTGAAATAATTCACTCTGAGCAGAAATTGGTCGTTTAGCTGTATATCCGCATTGATTGCAGAATAGTTTCCTCTATTTCTCGAATATTTCCATATCAGCTCTGGAAAAGACTTAAGCTCAAAGTGGTAGAGATATGCATTTGCGAATGTAGGGCTGGCACTACGTGTAATATCTGTGGGTGATTCAAGCCTATCATGAATGTATCGGCGTCTTTCCGCGTTGATGATTTGTAAAGAGCAGCCATTCGACGATATCGGGTAATGAGGGCCAGAGGAGATAATTCTCTCGGGTCTGGAAATGCATTTTATCAACTTGCTTTGTGTTGGCGAATTTGTATTAAGCCTTTGAGTTACTGGAGTGGTCATCCAGTTTTCGCTTTTCACCTCGTTCGCAACAAGGATCCATGACAAGGCTAGTACCTCCGCGCCAGTACCTCCGACCCATCCTAGATAATCTGAAAGCGACCGAAACTTATCCTTGTCGTATGTTAGGAACTCATCCACATCTATTATGGCGCACCATTCGTACCGGTTTACATCTGCAGTTCCAATTACAGCATGTGAATAGGCCTTTGCCTGTGCGTTGCCTCCGGCACCGACATCGCTCTCAATCAGCTCTATAAATCCGTTATCGTGAAGCTCTCTCAGAAGCCCTAATGATTCATCCTGGTTGTTATTGGTGTATAGAAATATCTTTTCGAATCCTAGCGCAAGGTGATATGCAACCCATTCAACGATATATACGCCTTCATTGCGAGCAGTTGCCACTATGCAAGAACTTCCGGTCTTTCGGATATTTCTGCGTATGGATGAGTTCAAAGTTATCCATGGGCTCTCAATGTCGATGGCTCTTCCAAAGATATCATGATCGCGACCTATCAGGGCTGGGGGCTTTTGTTCTGAACCGCTTAGCAACCCGTGGACTAGCGAGGATATAAAGTGGTGTCCATTTGAGATATTGAGAAGCCCATTTAGGAAGCTTGGATTAGAAACAACCTTGCCTACTTCGTGATCAATTATGGCTCGGCTTGTGGAGCTCAGCAGGTAAAAAAGAACGGGCAAGTCGAAAGGGTTGCCGGCAGCTATCAATTTAAACAAAACAGACAGCAGTTTCTTTTCGACCACCTCAAAATAGAAATCTAGCCACGACGGAGATGACGGCAGTTCTCGAATCGCAAAAGTTTCCCAACTGGCGACCTTGTCACGGATGAATCCAGCATGCCCTTTAGTGTCTTTCTTGCTGGGATTCCATGACAAATACTTGCGGCTTTGCAAGTCGCAAAAGGCAGCTCCCCCTTCGACCATTTGTAACCCGACAACATTGATCACCCTGTCGCCAGCGACCATGAATCCCGATCCGTTTCGTACGTACACTTGGACTATATCGCCTGCGAGGAAGCCTGGCCCGTAGCACAAGCTACCATCCTTTACGTACAGAGCTTCTGCAACATCCCTGTTGCCAACTACAAATCCACGCTTCATTGACGGCTTCCGATAGTCCAGACAAGTCTCAGTAAGCAATTGTTGCAAATCTATCTGATCCCGCCAAGAGCGGGCTTTTTTTCGCCTGGAGAAAGCATGACGAAACCCCGGAGGTTGGCCCTTCCGGGGTCTCGATGCCCTACGGGCCGGAGTCCATTGAGGCATAAGAAGATGCTATCAATCTAGAAGATAGATTTCACAGACCGACAGATAAGCGGTCAGTCCTACGCCCGCCGCGTGCGGGCTTTTTTTCGCCTGGAGAAAAGTATGACCGGATTCGATCTGGCGTTTGAACGAGTTGTGGGGCACGAAGGCGGATTCGGTGCCGACCCCAAGGATCGGGGCAACTGGACCATTGGCGTTATTGGCCAGGGTGAACTGAAAGGGACCAAGTTCGGCATCTCGGCGATGAGCTATCCAGACCTGGACATCAAGAACCTGACGGTCGATCAGGCCAAGGCTATCTATAAGCGGGACTTTTGGGATCGCGCCAAGGCAGACCAGTATGACCCAGCGGTCGCGTATCAACTGTTCGATATCGCCGTGAACAATGGCAACGGCAATGCCATCCGCATGTTACAGCGCGCGGCGGGCGTAGCTGATGATGGGCAGATCGGCACGCTATCCATTGCGGCAGTGAAGGCGATGACCGTCACGGATGTGATCATGCGCCTGAACGCTGAGCGACTTCTGTTCATCACCAAGCTGGCGACGTTTGCCACCTACGGCAAGGGCTGGACCAATCGGGTAGCTGGCAACCTTCAATACGGGGCGGTTGACGCATGAACTGGTCAGACATCGGCCGAATCATCGGCTCAGCAGCACCAACCGTTGGCACTCTTCTCGGCGGCCCTGCCGGCGCGGCGGTGGGCGCATTGATTTCAAGCGCTTTGGGCGTAACGAATGACCCGGACGCAGTGAATGCAGCCTTGGCCTCGAACCCTGACGCCCTTGTACGCATCCAGGAACTGCAGACGAACGCCAAGGTTCAGCTTCAGCAGCTGGCGGTGACAGCCGAGGCGAATCGGTTGCAGGCAGAGGGCGCTCAATACGCCGCCGAGGCCAGCGATCGGGACAGCGCGCGCAATCTGGCAGCCCAGCAGCCGCGCGACATCATCCGGCCGGCGATCACCATTCTTTTGATCATGGGTGCATTTGGCATTTTGATTGCGGTGTTCGGCGGATATGCCGAGGGCATTTTGAAGGACTCGACCGCATCGGTAACCGCGGGCATCGTCATCGGCTTCTGGTTCAACGAGCTGAAGGCAACACTTGGCTTCTATTTCGGCATGACCAAGGAATCTCAGAAGCAGAACGCGGCGATCACTGATTTCGCTGTGGCACCAGGAACAGTGACACGACCAGATAAGTAATTCTCCTTAGCCGACTTTGAACATCTGCCTGTCCAGGGCTCCCATAAAAATGACATCCAAGGCGTCCACGTCGACTGCCGTTGCTGCGTTCGCGCAGCTAATGCCGATCAGAAATCCTTCAATAACGCCGCCGACAGTGGCAAATTCAAGCAAGCCGTTTGCTTGTTCGATACGGCGAAGCAGGTCTTTAGCCTCTGTTTTGACTGCGGCCTGAATATTCATCTCGTCAAGTGTCATAGGTTACCTACTGGGAGGAGCAACTCCGGACCTCCGGGCGCGCACATTACCACTATGTAGTCGACCGGATACCGCTAGAAGTCATAATTGAGGCGATATGCCATCCTTTGAACTCGACGGGGGTGATGGTCTATATCCTCTCGATCAACTCCGGCCCCTGATTCCGCACATTGCCCACAGCCTTGCCGACCGGATACCACTCGAAGTCATCAACCGGCCGGCAGCACTCTTTGGCGATCTCCTCGGCACGGTCTGGCGAAAGCTCAGGGTCAAGCCATTCGTTGGCAAATTCTGGCGTCAGCACAAGCGGGCGGCGGTCGTGAATGTCGACCATGCCCCGATCGCTGGCGGCAGTGATGATTACGAAGCCGTCTTCGTCGTGTGGCTCCAGCCCGGGCGTAACCTTGGCCAGCGCGCCATAGAACATGGGCGCGTCACCTTTCAGCCGGATGAAGTAGGGCTGCTTCCTCTTCGCTAGATCGCTTGGATCCTGCACCCACTCATACCAGCCGTCGCTTGGAACCAGGACTCGACCATCGGGCCAAAGCTGCTTGAAAAACTTCCCCGTTGTCACCGTCTCGACGCGAGCATTGATCGGCTCCCTAGTTTTCCCCTTCGCCCAAAACGGCGACCATCCCCAGCGAACTGGATCGATATGAATTCCGGCTTCGTCCGCTCGCAGAATATTGACCTTTGTCGACGGCGCTACGTTGTACCGAGCAATCGGCACATTGTCGAAGCCGCTGAACTTGGGAAACCTCGGCGCTAATTCGCTGAAGTAATCATCCATCCCCTTGTACTGAACAATCCTTCCGCACATAGCGTCACCCGTCGAAAATTGGTCTATCCAGTATTGACCGAAAATCCCTCGCTTGGTTGACTGTATGTATATCCAGTTATCCGAGCAGTTGAAATGCATCTTCTAATCACTCCCCGGCGCCATCGAGGCCAGACCCTTGTCGACCGATTGGCCCGAGACACGAAAGTCATCAAGGGCAATCTCGTCATCTATAACGAGGTCTGCGAGAGCCTGCACCGGCATTCGAATGTAGCCCGCCTGATGAATATCGACACTGGCGCCCAGATTCTGCCGGAGTTATACGACGCGACCATATCGGCCATGGCGACAGAAGGATTCACCCTGAGCGGGATAGAGGTCATCGATCAATGCTGGTTCGCCCAGTCGTGGTGGTGCAGGCCGGTCCATCAGCGTGGGTGACGTTTGTCCGCTGGCTGCGTGGAAGTCTGGCATTGGCCTGGCCCACCGTTTCGTCGGCAGCCCTGCGCACGCACGCGAACTGGATGCGCTGGCCTATGCCGCCCACCGATCCAGGCTGATCGACTGCCTGACCCTGGCCGAAATGCTGGAACTCGTCGAGGCCGCCGAAATGTGGGCCGCGCTGGAAATGGAGGATGGTTACGAAATCGGCCTGCTCCATTACGATCTGCCGGATACTGAGAATGTGGATTACAGGCAGGGGAATGGATGGTGGAAGTCAAAGCGCGGGAATTGAAGATCTGGCATGACCACTTGGAGCATGAAGCTCGCCGGGAATGTGCCGCTGATCACTGGCATGGCGAACTGTCCGGACACGCCAAGGCGCTCCGGCGATTGGGTGTAATAGATGAAGACGAATTGCGGGAGCTGAATGAATTGGCCGATGCGGCGTATGAGTCGGTGCGGGATGGAACGGATTGAGGGTGTGAGGTGGCAGGACGCCGGGGAGGGGTTGCGTGACTATTGCGTGACTTGACGTGACTCTATGTTGATCTATGGCTATTCGATTGCAGCGAGCGCCAATGAAATCAACCGTATACCAAGGAAACGTTAGGGTACTGCGTGCATGGGGTGCAAGGGGTCGAGTGTTCGAATCACTCCGTCCCGACCATATTTTTCAATGACTTAGCCC